CGCGTCGTCGTCGATCGGCGTCAGCCACGCGAGTACCGCAACTCCGCGAGGTCATACGAGTTCCTGACGATCTCATGCGGGTTGACCGTCAGCCTGGTCACCGAACACGAACTTCCCGCCGACTACTGGGAGACCGCACAGTAATGCCAGGACTTGATGATGTCGAACTCACCCTCGTCAACTCGATGCACGAGGTAGCAAATCTTTACCACTGGCTCAGCGAACGCCGACCACGGCATGGCCTCGGCATCGACCTGGAGACCTCGGGACTCGACAAGCGCCGTGATCGGATCCGCCTGGCGCAGATCGGTGACGGTCAACACGGCTGGGCGATCCCGTGGGATGAGTGGAACGGTGTCCTGCGTGACGTCGTCAAGGTCTGGGACGGCGACTGGATCTTCCATAACGGCATCAACTTCGATATCCCATTCCTACTGCGCGCCGACATTCAGCTACCGCAGCACCGCGTTCATGACACGATGGTGATGGCGCGGATCAACGAGCCGCACATGCCCATGGCACTCAAGTCGCAGACGGCGCGGCACATTGACGCGGACGCCGGTTCGATGCAGGCCGAGCTGTCGGGTACCGGCTTCGACTGGGCCACGGTTCCGACCACGTTTGAGCCGTACTGGCTCTACGGAGCACTTGATCCGGTCCTGGCCTACCGGTTGTACGAGCATCACTACCCGATCGTCCAGGAGGAAGCTCCGAAGGCCTACGACCTGGAGCGTTCGGTGATCTGGATCACCCAGCGGATGGAGCGATACGGTGCCCACGTCGATCGTGCGTACGCCGAGGTCAAGCTGATCGAGTTCCGCGAGTTCTGCCTCAACACCGCGGCCTGGACCGAGGAAACCTACGGCGTCAAGCCGGGATCCAAGGAGGGTGTCCTCGGCGTTCTCAAAAACGCTGGGTTCAACATCATCAAGCAGACCAAGTCGGGTGCGACCAGCCTCGACGCCGAGGTCCTCGAGGAGATCGACCACCCGCTGGCCGAGGCCGTTCTCAACTACCGTCGCATGCAAAAGATGGCATCGACGTACCTGCGATTCTACGTCGAGGAGGCCGATGCTGATGACCTCCTTCATCCGTCGATCAACACGCTCGGTGCTCGTACGTCTCGTATGTCAATGGACTCTCCTAACCTGCAGAACCTGCCACGGTTTGGGACGACGAAGGCCGGCGACACGATCCGAAGCTGCATAACGACACGCTACGACGGCGGCAGCCTAGTGATGTGCGACTTCGATCAGATCGAGGCACGGCTCCTGGCGCACTACGCCCAGGAAGCTTCGATGATCGACGCGTTTAAGTCGGGCAATGACTTCTTCACCGTGTTGGCGCGCCAGATCTTCAACGATCCCGAGATCGAAAAGAAGGACAAGCGGCGGCAGATCACCAAGAACGCCACGTATGCGACCCTGTACGGCTCAGGGATCCGCAAGTTCGCCTTGACCGCAGGCATCAACGAGGATGAGGCGCGCAACTTCATGCTGAAGTGGAAGATCCTCTACCCCGGCGTTGCCAGATTGACAAATGATCTGATCAACACAGCTGTCAAGCGGCAGCAAGACACCGGTGACGCATACGTCCGCAGTCCGTTCACCGGCCGACGGTACGTCGCGGACGCCGGCAAGGAGTACGCGCTGGTCAACTACGTCACACAGGGCGGTGCCGCGGAGATCTTCAAGATGAAGTTGGTGCAGCTCGATGCGGCGGGACTCGGCGAGTGGATGGTCGCACCGGTACACGACGAGATCATTCTCGACGTACCAGCCGAACACATGCTCGACGTTAAGCACGTCCTCGAGCAGACCATGAACGACGATCAGATGCTGGCCGTACCGCTGACAGCATCGGTGTCCCGTGGCGTACGTTGGGGTGAGAAGGCGGACTGGATCGATGACTGACATCGTGTACATCGGGTTTGACCCAGGAGCCGTTACCGGCATCGCGTGGACGAGTCTCGACGAACGCAAGGATGTGCTCACCGGCTGCGCACCACCTGATGCGATGAAGGCATGCGACACGCTCTATCAGATCGTCAGCTGGTACATGCACCTCGAGGACGATCCACCGATTCGCATCATCGTGTCGGGTGAGGCGTACACGATGGGATCCAGCGTCCGCACGCATCAGCCTGATGCACTCTACATCCTCGGCGCGTTGCGCTGGATGATCCATAAGTTCTTTCCGAGCGTCGAGTTCCGCATCACCGGTGCCGCTGAAGCTAGCCACGTCGGCAACATCACCACGCTCAAGGCCGCTGGCTGGTGGATCCCAGGTGATCCCGACCAGCACCGTAATCGTGCAGCTGCGCAGGTAGCCCACGCTATGATGATGACGGAGCCGAGACGGTGGTATGATCTGATCAACCCTAGTGATCAAGGAGACATAAGTGATGGTAAGACGACAGCTTACGATCGCCGAACGCAAGTATCTACTTTCGAAGATTCCCTGGGTCAAGGTCCTGCGTGAGAAGGTGCCATGTGACGGCATCATCTGGGGCAAGGTGGCCCTGCGCGATATCTTCGTGATGGGACCGCGTGACAACCCACGACCTCCGCGTGGGCTCACGGACAAGCATCACTGCAAGAAGATGGCGAGCTGGCACTTCACACCGTGTAAGAAGTCGATCGAGCACTGGAGCAGTCGGGCCGGTAACTTCTGCTGGTCACATCTGTTCTCCGCAGGCCTCTATCATGACATGACAGAGGAGAAGCGCACACTCGCCTGGTATGAACGCAACGCCGAGAAGCTGTTGGCGGCATACACTCCTCCGACCGACAAGAGGCGCAGGTCATAATGCAGACCTACCAGGATCACCCGTATGCCACGGTGCTGCGCGCCTGGAAGTACGACAAGGATTCGGCCAACGAACTCATCTACGACTACCTGGCCACGCAACGGACACTGTCCACGCGGGAGCTTGAGCTGCTCGTACTCCTCGACCTCGGTACCGTCATGAGGACGTTGACCCGCTGGTATGGCACGCGGCTGGCGGTGGCGGCGCGGGCTCACCTCGTCCACGAGATCAAGACGAACCAACGGCTCGTCGGCTAGAATTACACCAAGCTCTCAGTGATCGGAGTGATATGGCGCGTGTTGAGATCGATGACGACGTCATCGTCGTTGATTCCACATTCAACGAGAAGGAACTCGTCAAGCAGATCCCGGGCTCACGTTGGGACAACAGGGCCAAACGCTGGACGGTGCCGCTGACCTGGGCCGCCTGCCTGCAACTTCGCGGGCTGTTCGGCGTCAGTCTCCAGATCGGCACCAAGCTGACCGAGTGGTCCTGGGGTGAAGCCGCCCGGATCAAGATGACGATGGAGATCCGTGAGGACACCGGCACCGGTCGAACCAAACCCGACGGTGCGCATCAGCTGTTCCCGTTTCAAGACGTCGACATCGAGTTCACAGCCGTCGCGGGTAACGCGCTCATCGGTCATGAGATGGGTCTCGGCAAGACGATCACCGCGCTCACCAGCCTGAAGACGCACGCCAACCTTCCTGCGTTGGTGATCTGCCCCAACACGACGAAGACGAGTTGGTTCCGTCAGACCAAGGAGTGGTATCCGCAGGCCAACCCATACGTCATCTCGGGCTCAGCCACCCAGCGACGGAAGCTGCTTGCCCTGGCGCAGAAGGATCCGCAGGCGCTCGTCATCATCAACATCGAGGCCGTGCGTATGTTTTCGCGGCTGGCACCATTCGGTTCGATCCGACTGGCGAAGTGTAGCGACTGCGATCCGACCTCAGACCGTAGGCCAAGCATCTGTGAGGTCCACCGTCGGGAGCTCAACGACTTCGGGTTCAAGACGGTGATCCTCGACGAGGCGCATCGAATCAAGGATCCAAACTCCAAGCAGACCCGGGCGTGCTGGGCCGTTGGCCACGATCCGTCGGTTGAACGTCGCTGGGCCTTGACGGGAACGCCGATCGCCAACCACGTCGGTGACCTGTGGTCGGTCATGCACTTCCTGCACCCCACCGAGTGGGCCACCAAGTCGAAGTTCGTTGACCGCTACGCCATGGTGGCGTGGAACGCCTTTGGCGGCCTGGACGTCGTCGGCGTCAACCCGGCCACAAGGGACGAGTTTCAGCGGATCTTCCATCCTCGGTTCCGCCGCATGTTGAAGGTTCAAGTACGGGACCAGCTTCCGGTGATCCGTCGCACGCAGGTCTGGGTCGAGATGGGGACCAAGCAGGCCAAGGCGTACAAGGAGATCGAGACTCAACTCATCACGATGATCGATGACGATCCACTGACCGTACCAAACAACCTCACCAAGATGATGCGACTGCTTCAGCTTGCGTCATCATACGCCGATGTGAACTGGATCGATGCACCCGATAAGTGCCGTCAACCTAAGCACGACTTGGAGCCTGATCGATTCCCACGCGGTTCGTGCACTTGCTGCTTCGACCACAAGGAACTCATCGTCCACCTGGCTGAACCGAGCCCCAAGCTGGATGCGCTGGAGGAGCTCCTCGACGGCACGGACCAGCCGGTTGTGATCGCCGCCGAGTCCAAGCAGCTGATCATGCTCGGCGCCAAGCGGTTCGACAAGAACCGCAAGAACGAGCCGTACGGGCTGATCACCGGTGACCAGGACGAGTGGGAGCGCGACCGCGTCTTGCAGCGGTTCCAGGCTGGAGACCTGCGTGCCGTCCTGATGACGATCGGCGCCGGCGGCACCGGCGTGGACGGTCTTCAGGTAGCCGACACGATGATATTCCTGCAACGCTCGTGGTCGATGATCAACAACATCCAGGCCGAGGCGCGCATCGACCGCATCGGCTCGACCGGCGAGTCCAAGCACTACGTGGACATCATCTGCCGTGACACCGTCGAGGAGCGCAAGCAGTATCCGGCGCTGGCGATTAAGTTCACGCGCCTCGATGAGATCACCCAAGACCGTGCTAAGCTAGCGACACTCGGTCAGACGTCAGCAGAGCTTGAACTCGAGATCGAGCAGCTCTCAGGAGGCTTCATCTTATGATCGACGAGATCGTTAAGGCATGGCCGACGTTTCGTCGGTTCTTCATCTACTTTGGATTCGTCAACGCACCGATCGCCGCAACCATGTGGCTACTCGGCTACAACCCAACGATTAGTGGGTTCTTCGTGTTCGTCGCTATCGTCGTGTTCCTGCTAGGCGCAAAGGCTGAAGATGACCGCAGCTGAGATGCTCGCCGAGATGCGTAAGACGCTCTCCCGTCGCGTGATCGCCGAGATGACCAACCTGACACAGGCTAAGGTCGCCAACATCGAGAAGGGTCGAGACACGACCCTCACCGAGGAGTTAGCGATCCGCAACGCCTATGAGCAGCAGGGCGCGCCGACCACCGATCCGGCGCCCGTGGTCATCACACCACCCGAGCCCAGCTTGCAGCAAATGTTCATCATGCATCAGAACAAGCTGAAGGACCCGGTCACCGGTGATCTCCTGGGCAACATCTCGGATCCCGTCGAGCTGGAACCGGCGGAGCCCGTAACGCTCATCTCACCGAGTGACCTAACGGCGCGTGACGGCATTCGCCGCGTCTCGAACTCAGAGATCACCAGCTTCAAGCGATGCCGACGACAGTGGTGGCTGTCGTACTACCGCGGCCTCAGGCCACGACGTGAGTCGCCGCTTGGACCACGCGCGATCGGTGATCGGATCCACCGTGCTCTGCAGCGCTATTACCTCCCTGATACCGAATACCGTACGGAACCGAAGGCGGCGCTGGAGGAGGTCATCAGGGAGGACTGGCTGACCCTTAAGGCTACCTTCGCGGCGCAGGGTGAGGAGGTACCCGAGCTGCTAGTCATCGACCTCAACAAGCAGGCTGACCTCGAGCGCGCGATGATCGAGGGTTACGTCGAGTGGCTCAAGGAGACCGGCTCGGACTCTGAGTTCCACGTGACCGGCTCGGAGCAGTACATCGAGGCCGACATCACCACAGCACCGGTGAGCAACCAGCGGGTCAAGCTGATAGGTCGACTCGATGTCACGGTGCGACGAGTCTACGACAACCTTCGATTCTTCCTCGATCACAAGACGATGGCGGAGTTCACTACAGCCACGCGTTTACTGCCAATGAACGAACAGATGAAGGGATATGTTCTCCTTCACACGTTGACGGCCAGTGATCCCAACCAGCGCATCGTCGGCGCGATCTACAACATGCTCCGACGCGTCAAGCGCACCGAAAAGGCTAAGCCGCCGTTCTACCAGCGGGTCGAGGTCCAGCACAACCCGACAGAGATTCATACGTTCCGGGACCGGACCATCGGGACGGTGCACCACATGGAGTCCGCGCGGCGAGCGCTGGACGCCGACGGCGATCACCACAGGATCGTCTACCCAACGCCGACCAAGGACTGCGCGTGGCAGTGTCCGTTTGCCCAGGTCTGCACCATGTTTGATGACGGCAGCCGTGTTGAGGCCGCGCTGGAGAACCTCTTCGACGTCGGCGATCCATATGACTACTACGCGGCGCCCGTTGATGACTTCAATGCGTATGTGGTAGGGTAGAAGTTGTTAGACGGCAACAATTTCTCACACTCTCTCACCTCTCAGCGAAGGAAGTGATCTATGTGAGCATCGACTTTGAGACACCCGTTCATCGGTTCGTCTCGGTGATGCAGGCGGAGCTCGATAGGCTTCGAGCGGACTACGACATCAGGCTGATGCACGGTCGCGCGGTGGCATCACAAGAGCAACGCTGCAACCGCTGCGGCTTCTACATCCAGTTCGGCCAGGACATCATCCTCGTCGAGCGCGCCGACCGGTCGCGTAAGGACTGGATCCACGACTTCGGTACGTGTCCCGAGCCGGCGACCGCATGAGCGATTCACTCAGTCTTCTCATCCACGCCGCCGCCAAGGTCGGTAAGTCCACGCTGACCAGCACAGCACCACCACCGATCCTCGTCCTGGACGCGGAGGGCTCGTGGAAGTTCATTAAGACCGCGGGCTTCAAGTCCAACATTCCACTTCGTAAGATCGAGTGGGATCCGCGCGTGGCACCACCGCGACATGACGGTACCTGGGACTACTGTCACGTCGCGATCAACAAATGGACCGACCTCACCATGGTGTACCAGTGGCTGACCCAGGCGCAGCACGACTTCGTCAGCCTCGTGCTCGACTCCATCTCGGAGGCGCAGCGCAAGCTGAAGGAGAACATCTCCGGCACGGATCAGATGAAGATCCAGGACTGGGGCACGCTCCTCACACACATGGACAAGCTGATCCGCAACTTCCGTGACCTGACCAATATCCCGGGTACGACGTTACGTTGCGTTGTCTTCGTATCCGAGACGCGGTTGGAGAACGGTAAGTGGCGTCCCTACATGCAGGGACAGATCTCGGTCTCGCTGCCGTACTGGGTCGACATCTGCTCGTACTTATATCCCGACAATGAGACCGACGAGAACGGTCAGAACACGCAGCGCATTCAGAAGCTGCTGATCGCACCCCGTGAGGGGTTCGAGACCGGTGAACGGGTTCAGGGCCGCCTTCCTGACATCGTCACCAATCCAAATATCACAGAGATGCTGACGGCGGTCTACGCCAACGGCCACAGCCAGGAAGAGGAGTCCGTCGATGCTGACTGACGGCAGTGGTACCACGCACAATTGGAAGGACCTCAAGAAGCGCGGTGAGGACGCGACCAAGCCGATCGAACCCGGCTGGTACGTCATGGAGTGCCTCAAGGCCGACCTCAAGCGGGCGTCGACCACCGGCAACCCGATGATCGCCGCGCAGTTCCGGGTCGTCGAGGGTCCCGCGGCCGGTAAGACCGCGTTCAACAACTTCAACATCACGCCGGACTCGGACTTCGCGCTCGGCATCTTCTTCAACCAGGTCGGTGCGTTTGGTCTCGGCGACGAGTTCTTCGCCACTGACCCGACGCCCGAGCAGCTGGCAGCCAGCCTCGTCGGTCGTCGGGCCAACGTCGAGCTTGGAATCCGCCCTTGGCAGGGTCAGGACCGCAACGATTTCAAGAACTTCCGTCCGCTCGACGGCCAGGTGCCGATGGGTACTCCGGTGGCGGCGGGCATCCCGGGTGGCGGACCGTCACCCAGCCCGACCGCGGCGCCGACCGGCGACGGCGTACCGAAGCCGCCGTCCTTCTAGTCCAGGGACGAACGGTCTGGGAACAGCGTTCTAAGTGATGTCGCGTCGAAGTCGAGTCGTAGACGCAGGGGAACGCCGCGGAGGCTATGGGTTTGAGGCCTCCACCTAAACATCATAACGATAGGAGTCGATCGTGGACCGCCTCGAAAACATGCTCAAGGCTCAGCTGGAGATTCAAGGCATCATCAACCCTGACCTACCACCGCTCAACGAGCGCGGTCTCGAGCAACGCATTGACGCAATCAGGTACAACTACATCGCACTCGTGCAGGAGCTATCCGAAGCGATGAACGAGGTCGGTTGGAAGTCATGGGCGACCAGCCGACACATCAACGACGAGATGTTCGGAGAGCTCCGTGACGTGTGGCAGTTCCTGATCAACCTCATGTTCCTGGCGACCGGTGACTCGCCCGAGAAGCTGGCACACCGACTCGTTCACGAGCTGGCCGCCAAGCACGAGATCAACATTCAGCGGGCCAAGGACAACTACGACGGTGTCTCGACCAAGTGTCACAAGTGCAAGCGCGCGCTGGATGAGGTCACTCTGACCACCGTATATGCCGAGAACGGTTATGAGATCGAGAAGGTGCTCTGCGTCTGTGGCGCACAGCTAACCCAAGACATAGTGCAACCGTTTTTGAACGACTAGTTCTTATGGTACGATCAAAGTGATCTAAGAGATTGGACGACATATGCGGCTCGGCTATGGAAAAATAGGTCGCAGCATGCCCCTCACGCTTGAGGGTTGCGGTACCCAGGGCGGCGACATCGAGATGACCGCCATGCTCTACCAGCTGGCGGAACGGTACCCAGACGACGAGATCTGGCTTCTTGGCCGCAACTCCGGTGAGGATCCCAAAGAGATCGGTCTACCGTCGAACGTCATCAACCCGTGGGTATGGTGGAAGAAGCCGCTGCAGGAGGCCATCGTCGCTGGTGGACTCAAGCACGTCAACCTGTCGACCGACGAGCAGTTCGCCATGCAGCGAATCCACGATGACCTGACCCTGCCGACGTTCATGCAGATGGATGGTTTCGTCATGTGGGTCGGTCAGCACGGCACGACGAATGCGCCGCTACCGACGGTGAAGGGCGACGCGCTGACCAAGCCGTACGACTTCTCGACGCATTACGTCTCGTACATCCTGCGCGGCATCAACGTCTGGCGTGACGAGGATCCGATCAATCGCGAGGAGATCTGGATCAACGCCGATCCGCGGAACTACCACAAGATGCGCGACCTCAAGTGGCCACTGCGTCATCCGATCCTGACACAGTACACGTTCGATCGCAACATCAAGCACGCGCGATACGGCGATCCGACACCGCCCGATGCAACACTATGGGGAAACTACACCACGCAGATCGACGACGAGACGTGGGGCTCGAAGACCCTCAACGCGTACTCCCGGCTCGAGTTCAACGCGCTCGTGCCGGGTACGCCGTCCGGTGAATCGGTCAACCTCAACGACTCGTGGGAGGACCGTGACTCGTTCGGGCTGTTCATCAACGAGGCGCGAGCGATCGGTGTCAGTGAGGAGCGCGGTCGGCTCAAGATCCTCCAAGATTGGGTGCTACCGCTGAACCCGTCGTTCATCCACGGTAAGTGGTCTGATCAAGCTGAGCAGAAGCTTGGGTTCCACATCCAGCCACTCGGGTGGGCCGACGGCTATGTCACCAAGCTGCAGTCGGTGCGATCAACGTTCACGACTCCGTCCAGCGGCTCAGGCTGGGCCACCACCAAGCCGTGGGAGGCGTTCGCCGCCGGTGTGGTTTGTTACTTTCACCCAATGTATGATGATCAAAACCACATCTTACGTGATGCACCAATGGGTCTTAGCGATTGGTTGCGCGTTAAGTCACCCGAGGAACTCAAGCTGCGTGTGGACCATCTGAACTCGCAGGCCGGTCGTCCCGACTGGGAGTGGATCGTTAAGATGCAACGACGGCACTTCGATGATGCGGTCGCCGAGCGCAAGTACATGAAGATGATCGATGACCGACTGAGGAGCATCAAGTGAAGACCGCCGTTATCATGCCGTCCATTCGCGTTCCGCAGAACCTGCTGTCCTGGGCGCAACTGCTCGGTGAGGGCGACATCATCGTCATCGCCGGCAACGAACGATCGCCACATGACGACATCGAGGTAGCGCTTCTTAAGACTGCGGCGCAGCATCCCGAGGTAGCCTTCGACTACCTGCGGCCGAGTGATCGTCGATGCCAGACATCCTGGGTCAACGAGTTCATCGAACCGAACCACACCCATCGTCGCAACCTGGCACTACTCGAAGCGCTCCACCACAAGGCTGAAATGATCATCACGGTGGACGACGACAACTTCCCCGCGACGTACGAGTGGGTCAGCCTCGCCAAACACCTGATCGCGGTTCCCAACATCCGTCCGGTCGTCAGCTCGCCGTCCGGGTGGTTTGATCCAGGCCAGCTCTGCGAACCGCCTACGGTGCATCGTGGCTACCCAATCAGCCAGCGTCAGCAGCCGTCGATGTTCAACACCGCCCTATCCAAGGCCACGGAGGATCGCCGCATCGGCGTCGTGGCTGGTCTGTGGCTCGGCGATCCCGACATCGACGCGATGGAGCGCATCGTCAACGATCCGACGATCCACGCCATCAGCTCGTCAGTGACACTGGCGCCTGGCACGTGGGGACCGTTCGACTCGCAGTCGACGGCAGTCTGCCGCGAGCTGGCACCGTTGATGTTCATGTGGACGGACGTCGGTCGCTATGACGACATCTGGTGCTCGTACCTGATGCGTGCGATCATGGATGCGACCGGCTGGCACGTCACCTACGGTGAGCCGCTGGTCCGCCAGGAGCGCAACCCACACAACCTGCTACGCGATCTCAAGGACGAGATGTTCGGGTATGAGCACACCGAGACATTGTGTGCCTTCCTTCGTGACATTAGTGATGAACTGATCGCGAAGAGAGATGATGCCGCGGTCGGTACACCCTGGACTATGTTCAAGTACGTCGTCGATCAACTCTCATGGGGTTGCCGCTTCCTACCCGATCGTACGATTCTCGGACTCAAGGCGTGGGTCAAGGACGTCGATGACCTGATGGCACCCGTCTGACCAGGCAGTTTACAATCAACTGTGACGTACACGGCGATAGATTGCATGGGATTCGCCGGTGGGTTCACCATGGGGATGGTTCAGGCTGGTTACGACCTGATCGCCAAGTGTGAACTTACCGGCGGGTTCGGCGTAACCAACTGCGAGAAGAACCGTCACCTACTCGGTCACGGGTGGAAGGCTCACGTCGGGCACGAGGACACGTGGCCGGTCATACCCGCCGACGTGGTGTTCGGCAATCCACCCTGTAGCGCCTGGTCGGTGATGACGTCCAAGACGTCTAAGGGCCGTGACGCCAAAGTCTCTCACTGTATGTGGGCGTTCGTCAAGTACGCCGCCAAGGTGAAGCCGCAAGTAGCGGTGTTTGAGTCCGTGCAGCAGGCCTACACTAACCCACTTGGCCTCGCTATGATGCGCGATCTCCACCGACACCTCGAGGAGCTCACCGGCGAGCGCTGGTACCTTCATCACGTCCTCCACAACGCGTACTCCGTCGGTGGCCCAGCTATGCGGCGACGATATTTTTGGGTTGCTAGCCGTGTGCCGTTCGGCATCGAGCTGCCCAAGCTGGAGTACCTCCCGAGCTGGCAAGACGTCATCGGGGACCTGGCTCCGCTCGGCGAGTCGTGGCAGGCACAGCCATACCGCGCTCCGGCGCATCCCTGGACGAGGCAGCTTCTTAGACCTGATGATCTGGTCGACGGTCATATCAGCATCGACAACCCGCTCGTCCAGCGGGTCAAAGACCTAGCCTGCGGCGTCGAGTGGTGTGAGGGCGAAGACATCGCCAAGGTCGCGCGTCGTTACTACGAGACGCACAACAAGCTGCCACTGTCGTTCGCCGAGACCGAGGACCGCATCGTGTCCCGTGACTTCATGATGGGCTACACGACGCCGGTGCGCTGGAAGGCCAAGGACCCGACGCGCGTCATCACCGGTGGCAGCCTCATCATGGTGCTGCACCCATGGCTCGATCGCATGATCACTCACCGCGAGGCGGCCCGCGCGCTCGGCTTCCCAGACGACTGGCGTATCGCACCGTTGCGTGGTGCACCTGGGCTGATGATGACCTGGGGTAAGGGCATCACGACGCACTGCGGCAAGTGGATCGGCGGTTGGATCTCCAAGGCGCTAGATGGTCAACCGGGTTCAATCGTTGGGAAGCCGCTCGGAGAGCGTGAAACGGTAATCGACGTCACAAACCACTGGCAGAGTTTTGCCAGGTCAGGCCGGTAACAAATCTTGTCATGCACTTGATATAATGACTGGCGTACCACAAACACAGAGACGTAGCACCGGAAACATAGTCCCCAACGCTAGGAGAACATAATGACCGAGCCTGTGGCTCCTGAGGCACCGGCTGAGCGTCGGCGTGGGCGGCCTCGTCCCGAAGCTACGATCGAACGCGATCGTCAGGTGTTCGATGCCCTCGCGGATGGCCCGCTGACGAAGAAGGAAATCGTCGAGAAGACCGAACTGCCGGCCAACGCCGTCTACCTGTCGATCTACCGACTTCGCACTGGTGACGCGCCGAAGATCTCCAAGGTCGACGGCAAGGCCCACACGTGGCAGCGCGTCGAGGGTGCCGTCCTCTAGACCTTCACCTCCTCACCCCCCGTAGGGAACATCAGGCCGTCTACTTCGGTAGGCGGCCTGATGTCATTGTGTTGTGATGTCGACGGTCGTGCTACGATGTTGATCGTGGCGGTACGGGTCACGAGACCATAATCATGCGTGCAACGTAACGGGGACGACACGATGTTGGAGGACTTCAAGTGGTTGACGGATCTTGGGCCGGTCGGCCTCCTTATCCTCCTAACCGCACTAACGGTAGTGTCTATGTATCGCGGCTGGTTGGTCTCGGGAGCGGTCTACCGACGAGAGCAGAAGCTTCACGACTCGGCCCGAGAGGCGTTACTTCAAAGCTTGACCAACGGTGGGGTACAGAACGAACTACTCAGACAAATTATCGCGGAGCTCCGAAAACCGGCAGAATATCGGACATGGGGCGACACCGCAGACGCACCTTCAAGTCCACCACAGAACTATCGTGGTCGGCACGCGTCATGACGACGATTCGCAGTGCCTTACGAAACATGATGCCATCGAGCATTCACCGTCACCAAGCTACGGCACAACATGAGATCAACCACGCCACAGCCGTTGTTGAACAGCAGAAGAGGGAGACTGACCTTCTAGCAGAGCAGGTGTGGCGAGCTATGGGTGGTCATCCATGATTGGGTTTCTCAAGATCCTTATCATCATTTTAGCCTGTCTCGTCACAACTGTGGCGGTCGTCTACGGCGTGCGTTCACCGTGGTACCGCTTACCCGTTGGGCAACGACTCTTCGCAGATCGTGTGGTGATGGCAAGCATCCTCTGGTTTCAAGTCTTACAAATGGCCGGTGTACGCGTACCGTTAGGCGTGTACGTGGGATGTTTCATTCTCTTCATTATCATTGAGATCTGGAACTTCATACTCGTACTTCGCGCACAGGCACAGGCACGAAAGGTAAAACCATGAAGGTCAACGAGATCACCAAGGCCATCGTAGGTGCGGCCGCCGCGGGTACCGCCGCGCTCGTCACCGCGACGCTGGACAACAACGTCAGCCTCACCGAGTGGGCGGTGATCATCAACTCGGTCGTAGCCACATTTGCCATCGTCTGGGGTGCGCCCAACGCGCCTATGGCTCTCAAGATCGCACAGGATCAACCACACCTCGACGACAAGCCGCCAACGGTGAAGGTCGTCGGCGTCTAAAAATCTTGAAAATTCTTGTGCTTTCGGTGGTACGGACGCACTTAACTGTGCTATGATCTAACTAGCAGCAAAACAGTGATCAAAGTGATAGGAGCATTCCATGGGTCAAAACACCCTCGCGAGTGACAAGCAGATCAAGTACATCACAGACCTGATCGCCCAGCGGCCGACGTGGCCGACCATCAAGGACTCCATCGTCCGTAAGACAATTCGTTACATTAAGCGTGACGAGGATGTCTCGATGCAGGATGCGTCCAACGCCATCGACGCCCTGCTCAAGTTGCCGATTCCGCAGTCCAAGGCCGCCGAGCCGTGGGTCGAGGTCAACGACATCCTGCAGCAGTTGCCGCTGTCTCGTTACGCGCTGCCGCGTGTTGACGGCTCTGGCTGGGACTTCTTCGAGGTCACCGAGCTGAAGCTCGGCAACAAGGTGCTGAAGTTCCGCTACATCAAGCAACTGATCGGTGCGCCCGGCGACTGGACTCGTAAGAAGTTGACGTTCAACCTGGCGCTGGCCGCCGCGAAGCACATACTCGAGGCGCCCAAGCACGCCGCCGTCCAGTACGCCAAGCAGCATGGCCGCTGCGCCGTCTGCGACGCGCACCTCTCCGACCCGGTATCCATCGCCCAGTCGATGGGTCCGGTCTGCGCGAAGAGGTTCGTGTGAGCCGCCGAGTTCGAGTCCGCTGGCCCCGCGCGAATGTACGCGTGGGGCCGGTGGGCCTTTCCATTGGAGCCACCACCGCATCGATCTTCGCGCTCTGCTGCGGATGTCGACTCTGGACCATCTTCATGTGAGGAGTGACCATGCCGAAGTACCAAGTCAGCATGCCTAAGATCATTTGGCTCACCATCGACGTCGAAGCCGACGACGAGGAGCAGGCGCAAGAGAAGGCATGGGATAACGCTCCTAGTCTCTGCGCCCAGTGCACCGGCTGGGGTCGTGAATACAGCATCGACGAGGACAACGCGTGGGGTGACGTTCACGACATTGAGACCGACATTCGTCTCCTCGAGGAGTAGTCATGACCAAGAAGGCAAGACCATGGGGTCGTCCCGGGATGAAGATGTCAAGAGCCGTAAAGGAGGTTATAGACATGAGTACGTACTTCGATGCGGTGCTGACCCAGGACATGCTTCCGCTCTACAACGGAACGCCGGAGGAGGTCAGGACCTGGCTCGAGAAGAACACCACGTTCGAGTCGATCATCGTGTGCGACGGGCGGACGCTGGAGTGCATGTCTCCTTCCGTGTACCTAGAGCGTGAGGTGAAGTGATGGGATACAAGCTGTTTCCCACGCCGAAGCAGTGCTACGACCGCGTACCGCATGAGAACCACAAGTGGGACATCACGCGCATGGGCTATTCGGAATGGTTCAAGTGCCCCGGCGTACCCACGACCAGCACGGTGTCATTCAAGGTACGCGCGGTCACCGGTAGTGGGCACGTACACGTGCAATTCTTCGCATCGGAGTTCGGACGGGAGACCACGCACGGTAAAAACGGTACGTTGGTGTTCCGCCTGACCGAGTGGCCCGCGTTCCGCGAGACACTGCAACGGAATCCGATGATCCAGATCACGGAGGAGTAGCCGACACCACCCCACTGTGCTACAGTCGAATCAAGAACGAGTGATAAAAAGGAGTGATCTAGTGACCACAGCGACACTACCCCCACAGACCGCCACGATGTTCTCGGCGCGTGAGGTCCCGTGGATGAAGCTCGGCAAGCTCATCGACGAGCCGATCACCGCGGCCGAGGCCATCAAGTTGGCCGGACTCGACTTCACCGTCTCGCCTCGTCAGGTCGCGTTCATCGGCGTCGACGGCGGCTGGACCGTGTATCCCAATAAGAACGCCATCGTCAACGACACCACCGGACAGCCGCTCGGCATCATGAGCGACGGCTACGAGATCCTGCAGTACGGCGAGGCGTTCGACTTCATGGACACCATCGCACCTCACTACGTCGCCGGCGGCGCGCTCAAGGGCGGGCGTCAGGGGTTCCTCGTCGTCAAGGCGCCGACCGACGTCAACACGGCCCTCAAGAAGCTCGACCCCCACGACTTCTACATCGTTGTGCGGACCAGCCACGACGGCACTCGCGCCGTCGAGGCCTCGGTGATGACCCTCCGGCATCGGTGCATGAACCAGCTGACGCTCAAGAGTTTCGCCAAGGGCGTCAAGTACCGCTGGTCGGTCAAGCACACGAAGTCCATGGCCATCAAGCTGGCCGAGGCGCAGGACGCGATCGCCAAGCTGGACACGTACAGCACCGCCTACGCCAAGCTGGTCGAGCGCATGACCAACATGAAGGTGTCGGAGGACCTGGGCGTCGAGACGCTACAGTTCGTTCTTCCCAACCGTCCCAAGCGCGACGAGCAGATCCAGCGCATCACGCACGCCTGGCAGTACGACACCGACCACGTCGGGTTCGCCAACACCGGCTGGGGGCTCGTCAACGCCGTCTCGGAGTACTTCGACTGGGGACGTACCGGCGGCACGCCGGAGTCACGGTTCCTCGGTGCCATCGAGGGCCAGACGCACGCTGCCATCAACCGAACCATGACCTACCTACTCACCACCTGAACCGAGGTTGTACGATCGGTTCTACGAGCGGCCGATGTCCGGGACACTTACCCCCGTTGGTGCCCGGACATCGGTCTATACGACAACAGTGATGGAGAATGATCATGACGGCCGCGCACGCACTCAGTTGGAGACTTAAGGCGCTGTGTCGCACGATGGATCCGGACCTGTTCTACTCTGACAAGCCGGATGATCAAAATGAGGCGGTCAACACGTGCTGGCGTTGCCCAGCACGGTTGGACTGCTTCGACTACGCCACCAATGCGAAGACACGTCAGGACTTCGGCGTCTGGGGCGGCACCACACCGGCCGAGCGCCGACAGATCCGGGTGCCACGTGTTCGCATCAAGTGTCCTCACTGCGGTCCCGGCACAAGAATCTTTGGGGGCAACGACGAGACGCCCGCGGCGATCTGTCTTTCATGTGGATTGTCTTGGCGAACCAAGTGATTGCGTGATAAAATAAACCTATCGCCAACGATAGGAGTGATACTAGTGATCATGGTCATCGACACCATCGAAACCTTCGACGTAGCCGAGACGGCTAACGTGCTGCTTCAGCACGGCATCTCGTTCGCCATCGAAGTTGTCGCGACCGGCTTACCCGACGGCCTCACGCAGGTGGCCGTCGCCGCCACCGATTCGGACATGCGCCAGGTATGTCAGGTTCTCGATCTTGACTTTGAGGACGCGCGCGTATTGTACGATCCCGACGCGAAGTAGCCCTGCGGTATCTATCCAGGCAGGCGCCGTTCGGTCCTCTAGGGAGGACTGACGGCGCTTGTTTTTGTATCTAAACGGTACAAACACGCTAACCGCGAACGAACTTCAACGCTTCATCCCACGCTTCCATCCAGCGCCACGCGTTGGCCTCGATCGTCCACTTTCGGGCTACATCTCGTCCGCGCTCAGAAAATTCTTGACGCAGTGACGGACTTTGGGCTAGGTTCTTCAGCACCGCGTACCAGTCCTTGCCCTTGTGCGCCACCATGCCGACGCCCAGCTCCATAATGGACGAGTACTCGATCCGCGGGCTCATCACACAGGGTACTCCGACCGCCGCCATCTCCATCGGCTTGAGCCATGACTTCGCACGGTTGAACTGCGAGTCGGCCAGTGGCGCCACACCGATGCCGAGCGTTCCGAGCGTTAAAGCCCATGCCTCATCCATGTCAACGGCACCGGTGATGTGAGGCTCCTGCTTGAGTCGCAAGATGCGCTGGACGTCATCGCCCGGTCCTACGACGCGGAAGGTGAAGCCCTCATTGGTGAGCTGCTGGATCGACGTCCCCATCACCTGCAGGTCGGTCGGATGTGAGTGCACCGATCCACCCCACCCGATGACGTCCGAATCTCGACGTGGCACGGTGAGGTACCACTCGGGTACGCAGTTCTTCAACACGCTGACACGTCCGTGTGGCGCGTAGATCGAAGCCAGTGCATCGGTTGAGACCACGACACGGCTGACGAGCTGCGCCGCCAAGGTGGTGTTAATCCACTTGTGATCCGGTCTGGCCTCGATCGCCATCTTCGCCGGATGCCGTGAGTGGAGCGATCTTAGGTCGTCATCCACATCCATGACGACCGCAATGCCCTTGGCCTGCATGAGAGGTATGGCTTCTAAGATCCGTTCATGCGTGACGCGCTGGAACACGATGACATCGGCGTCGGGTGGCGTCAAAACCTTCGTCATGACGCCGTACTCCACCGTAGCGTCGATGAAGTTCTCACGCTCTTGTGGCATCACGATCTGAACGTCATAGCCCTGGTCGACCAGCGCCTGGCTGGGCCAGATGACACGGTACTTACCACATCCCGTCGCGTCAACGGGAAAGACGTAGACCTTCACCATTCCACCCGACTGGCGAGACCGCTGGAGTTTGTTCCATGGTGATGCCACTTCCAGGTGACCTGCGGCACGTGCTTGAACTTCGCACCCATGTCGAGGAGTTGCAGGTAGAAACCCCAGTCATCGTAGATCGAGTCGGGTGGTGGCTCGAACTTGGCCTTCTTGGCTAGTTCGGTTCGGACGAGGCTGGTGACGGGAATGTACGACGTGAGCCGTAGTAGATGAGGGTCGAACGGTTGAAGGAATCTTCCCCACTCCATTCGACGAGGAATCTCGATCCCGCGGTGATCATAGACTCGACAACCTGGGTAGTAAACGTCGAAGTCGTCGTTGCGAGCGTAGTTTGTGAGAGTCGCGAGATGGGTAGGTAGAAGTTCGTCATCATCGTCAAGGAACGCGACCCACTTCGTCTCAACCATCGCCAACATGCGGTTCCGCAGCTCGGATGCGCCTAGGTGCTCGTCGTCGTACATGAGTAGCGTCTGCGCCGGCTGTACGGTCTGCTTTGACACCGACATCAAGGCACGCTCGAGCATGACGTGTCGCGCCGGTGTTGGAATGTGTGGAATGATCATCGTCACATCTGCGACGGGTCGTTCGTCTACCATCTCGAGGCCAATCCGCTCGTGTTGCCACCGTGTACGTGGTACGTCCAGGTCAGGCGATCGGTGCCGATGAACTTTGCCTGACCCTGCTTCGCCAGCTCGACGACGCCGAGAATGAACTGCCAGTCCTCCCACGGCTCACGCCATCCTGAACCTTCGGGCGCCTCAGGATGAAAGCCGACCGCGTGCGCGACCTCAGTCCGCACCAGCACCGTCATGGTGGTGTGATGTGGCTCGTCGAGAACCATCTGCCGACCACGATGCATCGGGAATGGGTTGTTGCCGTCAAACCACGAGTACGCAAAGTCAGCCTCGTGTTCACGGACCAGATCGTGAAGTACCTCAAGGTGATCGGGATAGAACGTATCATCATCGTCGAGGAAGGCCGACCACTCGGTTCTAACGGCGTCTAACGCACGCTGACGAGTGATCCCCGCACCTGCGTGCTCCGTATCCAACGACACCGAAATAGCCTTAGGAGGACGAGTCTGATGCCTGACCGACTCCATGCAGAGGTGCAGCATGCCGTTGCAGACACGTGGCGGAATGGTCGGCGTTACCACGGTGATTTGGTCGTCCTTGTAATCAACCATGAGGATGTAGGATCCAATCACGATGCCACGGTAAGTTGTAGTTCCATCGTAGCTCTGGATGTAGTCTAAAGAGAACCGGCAGGCTTAGCTGGTCTTGGTGAGACCAGTTGACGCACTCGGTCCACCAGAGGTGTGAGACGTTGAGCACAGCCTCACTGTGCCGTCGAGCGTTCGCTCCAGTCGCATGAAGTCCCCAGTTTTCAGGGTGCCCGATGGAACGATAAAAGTTGGCCTGCTCGATGACGCGCTGGTTGGCGTAGCGTGCGAGTGTTGAGGAAAAAGTTGCCTCAGGATAGATGCAAGTGCGCCACGGGTGGGCCACAGTAGCCCAATCATCTGAACCCAGAGCCGCCACGCATCTCTCAAAGTAGTCCTCAACGATGACCTCCATTGAGCCGTCGATCCACAAGCTAACATCCACACCGGGCATCGCCTCGTCAGGATGAGTCTTCCAGTACTTATGCTGCATCATCTTGTCGCCCGGCGCCACGTGCTCCATGTCACGGACTCGTACCTCCCAGCAATCGGGAGCTACGATATCCATGTCATCGGTGTACATGACGCCTCGCATGCCAGCCGGCAACTTCTTAGGCGTCTCATATCCACCATAGACGGCGGTGTAGAGACCTACCTTCACGGCCGATACGCCTCCACGGTTCGAATGAGGTCATCGAAGTTGAAGCTAGGCTCCCAGCCAAGTAGGTCCCAGCCCTGACCACGTGCGACGATGTGCGTCGGATCCTCACCGTCTCGCATAGGATGATGCTCAACTGGCGACGTCGACTGCGCGATCGCCTTGATCATGCTGACGACATTGTTGACCGTCCACATCGAACCTGTGCCACCCTCGAAGACCTGGTCATCGCTGAACTTGGTGGCATCCACCAGCATGCGCGCCACGTCGTCGACGTAGATCAGGTCGACACCCTGCTTGCCATCACCCCAGACCGGGATCGGCTCATTACGCCAGGCCGCCACCGCAGCGGTAGGCACCAGCTTCTGAGGATGGCCTGGTCCGACCGCCTGACCTGGTCCGAAGACGTTGAATGCGCGGACGTGGCTAACCTTCAGGCCACGCGAGTGATGGAGCGCCTTAGCGATCCGCTGGGTGGCTACCTTGGTCGCGGTGTAGATGCTGGGGAAGACGTCTGGCATGAGAATGCCGACGTACGAGGCATCGTGCTGCAAACACCAGTCCATGATCCGGTACGAGCCGGTGATGTTGACGTCGATGGCTGTCTGAACCTCATCGAACAGTTCATGCGTGCCCAAGACACCGGCCAGGTGGATGATCGCGTCCGAGCCGTCCAGCGCATCGAGTGGACCTAGCACATCGTTACCATCACGACGATCAAAGAACGAGACCTCATGGCCTCCTTCCTTGGCGATCCGCGCGGTGGCGTCCCCGATGAATCCCTTACCACCCGTGATGGTGATCTTCATTATGACCTCATCTTCTCCAAAAAGACGGTTGGATTGACCGCTAGTGATCGGTCGATGGCCCAGAGCGGTACGGTGTCTTCGGCGATGTACGTCGCCAGCATCTCGTGATAATTGATCTTAACGTTGTTGAAGTTCGAGACCACCAGCACGCCGGTCGGTGTAACGTCGATCAACGTCACATCAAGGTCATAGCGCTGCAGTATCGGGTAGATCTTCCAGACGTCGCCGGTCCAGTCGCCCGGCAGTGGTTCGCGTCCGGCGATGGCAGCGTTGTACGGTAAGACATCATCAAAGACCACGACGGCGTTGTCACTCATGAAACGCTGGACGTTCATGAAGTCACGAAGCGCGTACTCGAAGAGATGCATGCCATCGATGAATGCTAAGTCGATCAGCGGTAGCGTCAAACCCGGCTGCGCGAAGTAGTCATCACTTGTCATAGCGTAGATGGCCTGCTGGCCACTCGCTGTCACGCGCGGGTACGGATCGATACCAATCGCCGGACACGTGGCCAGTGAGAGACTGTAGCCGAACTGCACACCGATCTCGAGGTACATCCGAGGCTGGAGCATTAGATGAAGCTCCGCTAGAAACTCATGTCGTGTCATCACCATGGTCGACGTCCCCACTTGTCCACGAAGGCCTGCATGTCACGCGCACTCTGCTCGGCCAGAACACCGGTGGTCGTCGTATCGGCCAGTGTGTTAGCTACCACAGGACCAGGGATCATCATCAGTCCACCCGACGCACGTGCTTGTGCCGAGATGTCATCGTCACCACACCACCAACGGAACTGCTCATCAAACCGAAGGCCAGACTCACCGCGAAGCATGAACGCCCAGCCGGTGACGCGGGTGGAGATGGCAAATGGCGCGGTGTCTGTGATCAGCGTCGGCACGGGATAATACTGACTCACGCAGGCGGCGACGGCGGTCGAGGCGCGCATGTGATCCGAGACGTGAGAGAACCAGCCGCCCCAGACGATGGCATCATCATTGAGGATCGCGACGTCCCACGTCGTCTCATTGTCCGCGTAATACCGGGCGTACTTCAGCCCACGGTTCCACAGCCGAGACAAGTTCGGTGGCTGCTCATCATCGTGAACGATGTGAACGTCCCTGACGGCTACGATCGGATCAGACGCGTTGTCGATAACAATGATGTGATCGACCTGGTCACGGATCGAGTCCACACAGCGTTGCAGCTCATGTGGCCTGTTGTGCGTCGCGATGACGGCGGCTCGAATCGTCACTATGTCATTCTACCACGCTGTAGCTTAATGGCAGTGTCCCAGGCCTCCGCCCAGCGCCACGCCTGCACCTCATAGGTCAAGCCTCGCATGAACGCCCGGCCAGCCTCAACCTGCGCATGGCGAAACGTCTCATCATCGAGTAGTCTCTTTACCGCTTCATACCACTGCTTCGGTGTCTCCGCCATAGTGCCACAGCCAGATTCGGCCTGCAGTCGACGGTACTCTTCACGTGGTGATGCAACCCATGGGATGCCCACCGCCATATACTCGATGCCCTTTAACCACGACTTTCCACGGTTGAACTTAGTGTTCGCCAACGGCACGATCCCGACGCCGATGTAGTCTCGGATCGTGCTGGCCCACTCGAAGATTCCTACGTCGCCGGTCATCGGTGGATGCTCACGTAGGCGTAGTGCGGTAGCTGTATGCTTGTCCCCGCCAACCACGTTGAACACGTAACCCTCGTCGATGAGTCGCTGTGGCGTTGGGTTCATGATCGTTAGGTCGTTGTAGTGACTCAATGTGTTGCCGGACCAGCCGAACGATACCATCTCACTCGGCGCCATGGTCAGGTATGCAGCGGGAACGCAGTTGGGCAACACGACACCACGGTCGCGTGCGTCATACACATCGAGAAGTGACGATGTTGACGTGGTGATGAACGTAGCTTGCTGACACGCCTCGACGGTGTACTTCCACGAGTAGTGCTTACTCTTAGTATGACGATAGTACGTGTACGCAAAGTTCTTAGGATCGATCGCGGTGATGTCATCGTCCATGTCGATGACTACGGCGATCCCAGCCTTGCGAAGCGCGTCGATGAGCAGCACGTGGAACACCGATGCCGGCCGCTGCATGACAACGAGCTCGGTGTCGGGTGGTATGACCACCTTGTTGTCATCGGTGAGGAAGAGACGGTGCTTACCCGGCTGGATGAGCTTCACGTCGAGACCATGATGCTTCAAGACCTGCGTTGCCCAGATCAGCCTGTAATACCCGCAACCCCACTCATCGACAGGCATCACATAGATCATGAAGCAATACGTCCCGGTGTCGAGTAGTAGATTTCAAGAACACTACCACCATCGGTGTTTGCCGTGTTCAGCGGCGCACCGGAGTTCTGAATCGCGCGAAGACCTACGTAGTCCGTTGTGCCGTTGAGGAGCGCGGCACCGGCTGCCTGAATCTGACATGAACCGGTCGCAGGAGTCTGTAGCGACTGACCGGCGCGTGTGCCGGTGCCACTTGTTGTTCCGTTGGTGTTAATGCCGGCAAACCGTCGTGATGTCGCGTTGGCGGTCCAAACGACGCGACCAACACAGTAGTACCACCCCGGAATCTGAGCGATGACACGATCGGGTGTACCTGTCTTGAACCAACCTAGCGGATCATAGTCAACCGTGTCGAAGTTGATGAACGCTCCAGAGCCCGCATCGGCGATCGACTGTGGTGTGTTCTGGATGAGCCTGACGACAAGTTCACCCTCGTCGAAGAAGTTACCCAACTTGCCAATGACGTACACAGCCTCGTTTGGCACGATGAGGCACATCACGCGTGCGTTGAGGTTGATGCCACCGATCAAGTTGATCACAGACACCGGTGCGTCGTCACCGTCGATGAGCGCCTGAGCTGACGCACGTGAGATGTCGATGTTTGAGATGCGTCCCGGACGTAAGATCCACTTCAGCCCGAGGACCTTGGCGTTTTCGACGATCGCCTGCACAAGGAGTTGGGTTTCGTCCATTACGCGTACGCCCTCACGAGGGTATGAGTCATCAATCCATTGGGGTTAAGATCGAGTGACCACGCGATCTCAAGCCACTGGGAACCGTCGAAGATGCAGACGTCATATGAGTCGTGTCGTGGATCAGGTGCTGACGAGAACGTCGCACGCTCGACAACCAGTGATCGCAGTCCGATGTTCCGCGCGACGGCGACCGCTTGCGCGTTGTTAGTGAGCTGGACATCTGTGACACTGGCAATGACGAATCCGCGATTCTGGATGGAGTGTGGCGCGGACGGTGGAATGTCATATGATCCAACGATCGGCGCGTCGCTAGCGCTGTCACTGTTCGATACCACGATGAAACGATTAGGCGCGGTCAGGATGTCTGTGGTGCTTGAAATGCTGTCCTGAATGATGCGCTTCTCGGTGTCGAAGTCGATGTTAGCCTCAGCTGCCGCTGGATCGATCGTTCGCACCATGCGGAACAGTCCATTGTTGTCGATCCAAGCGGTCTGGTAGTCACCTTGGGTTGCCAGCGTGTCGAGGATCTGACCTCGCTGTGACCCAATCGACGTTGATACACTCGCAAGATATGGACTTGTCTCCACACGAATAAGTATGTCGAAGTCAGTTAAGATGCGTGAGATCGCGATCGTCACGCTGTCTTGACTTGTGAATGACTTAGAGATCGGCTGATCGATCATGAACATCTCATCAACGAGTTGCACGTTGGCTTCGTTGCCGCCGGTGGACACCTGCTGTAGGTTATCGGTGAACATATAACGACCCAGCGGGAAGCGCACACCACTCACGACCATAAACAACGCGACCCGGTCGGTGATCGGATTGATCGCAGCTGTGTCGGCGACCGTCAGTGACATGTTAAGTTGACGCTTGATGATACGTGAGATGTCGTGTGTCAGCTGCGCGTTCGTGATGTATGGGTTCAGGTCATTGTAGTTCTCGCCCGTCACACCGTTGTAGTGCTGAAACACGTAAGACAGTGTACGAACGCCGAAGCCATCGGTTAGCTCGAGAAACGGGCTACGTTCCTTGGTGACGTATGGTACAAGGCCAGGCCATGTCATGTGTTCACCGTCGGATCGATCGCGTACGCGGTATCGGTGACCTCAGAGACGGCGATCGGTGCCAGGTAGAGCTGGCGATTGCGTCGTACGGCTCCGGCAGGTACCTGCACGACCGCCAACCAGCGATCACCGATCTCAGTACGCACGCAGACGTACGGAACGTCCGCCCAGGCCATGTCGCGTAGTGACGACATGTTGGCGAGTCGCTCAGGCGATACCGCAGCGTTGTGCAGAAGAAGAGTTCGTGCGAACTGCTCGCCACCACGTTCGGTGCCCTTGAACGCGACAGCGAAGTCACGCTGATACACGCGGTTCAGTGAAAGCGTGGCAGCCTCAGGGAAACTGAAGTCCTCCGACACCTGCTGCTCCCACGACTGGACGTAAGCTAAGTTGTACCGACCGTCTTGCGCGGCGTTCGTCGTGAAGATGAGGACGCCTACGCCATCCATGCACGATCCGCCACTGACGCCCGGTGCCGTCAGCGTGCTGGTGAACTCACTGGACCATGGGCCGGCGAAGTTGAGCATGTCGACGATGCGCATACGATACGTCGACAAGATGCCGACGCGCGCCTCGTAGTCGTTCATGTACCATGAGCATGGGCTACCACGCATGATCGTCTGCCATTCGGTCAGATCATCCATACGCTGCAATTCGTAGAAGCCACCATCCCCCAGCGCGGATGGATAAGCACAGTAGTCGTCGACGTACACATTCACACGTTGCGTCAATGTGTCCGTCGTAAACTGCATACCTGTGATACCTGACGCGGTAAGTGCTGAGTCCGTGGCATAAGTTATCGAGGTCTGAATGACGTTACCCTCATCATCAAGACGCTGTAGCTTCACGCGTAACATGGCGCCTGTGACGTTGAACGTGACACGTATCTTTTGATCGACCCCAAAGTGCAAGGTGTTATCATATGTGACCAACGTGGTGGTAACGCCTGCGACGTTCTTGTCGATCGCGACGCCTACGAGACCGTTCGTGTTCAAGAGAAGACGTGCTCGGTAGAAGTTATTCGTATCGATGAAGCGCGCAAGAAGACTGACGCCAGCACTCGCGCCACTGATCGGTGCTGTGGTCCAGATCGTGGCCGCGACCTCAACATCGGTGAGTGACTTAGGTTGCGTGATGAAGTACGACACGCCGGCAGGCGGAAGTGTCACCTGGGCTGCCGTACCCGAGACGGCAAAGGCGCTCAGATCACCGGCCTGGAGAGTCCATACACCTCCGGTGTCAGCTGTGCCCCAGCCACTTACGGCGGACCGTGTGAACGTGTCCGCTACACCCATGGCCCACGAGATCTTGTTGTACTTCAAGCTGGTCGGCGTGCAGGAATCGCAGTCGACGCAGTCACTAATCACAGCACTCAGTGACTGTGACTGCTCGGCTAGACTGATGCCTGTGACCGCGGGTGGATTCACAGCAAACATCAACACAGCATCAGCCGTTGGGTCAACGGTCGCAGGAACCGCACTGACGCCTGTCGACAGCGGCACCTGGAGCCAGCGTAGCGCATCTGAGGCACCGCTAACCGGCCAGCCGTAGGTCGCTGTTCCGAGTTGATACGCCGTCGGCGTAGGTGTGTATTGGTTCGACGGCGTGCCGGAGATCGACGGCGCGATCATCGCCAAGATCTCCCAGCGATCGCCAGCGCTTTCACCGAACGATGACGTCTTCCACTGGAACGTCGGTCGTGTGCCGGTGAACGCCTGTGGCACGTCGAGCGTAAGTGTGACTTCCTTCCAACCGTCGATGATGCCGTTCTCAGGCTCCAGCGCGTCCCACTCCGGTGGTGAAAGTGAAGCGATGACCTGCGTTGGTGATGACACGCGCACCAGATCGAGACGTGATGTTGTGTTACCAAACCGGCGAGCGTAGTACCTAACCTGCTGCGTGGTGACGCTACTGCCGATGTTTGAATCTTCAATCGTCTGCTCAGCGATGTTGTTGCCGTACACCTGGGCAGCGACCTGGCGACCATATGGGTGGACGTCACCGATGATGGAAATGTCACTCTTGTGCAGCGTCAGCTGCAGTAAGACATCGGTCTCTTCCTTGGTGAACGTCTTTCCTACGATGTTTGGGCTGACCGGTGCTGGGTGATTGACCTGGATACCAGTGTGAAATGGGTTCTCGTAGAGCTGTCGGATCGCGTTCAACGACGGATATGGCTGCGCCAAGATCGTACCTGTGCCAGTCAGACCACGGGTGTCGCCGGTGTCGGCCGCGGCGAGAGTGAACGTGTATCTCTTGTTATCGAGCGTGATGCCACCGCTCGTAGGCTCAGATGGAACGTATAGTGTCGTAGAATTCATACCCTGCAGAAGGTGAACGCCACCGCCCATCGCGATGCGCTTCTCTTCGCAGTAGTAGATGTCCATCGCGACGTAGTACAGCTCAAACGTCTGGTTCTCAACGAAGTCCGCGGTCGAGTTGGATTGAAATCGAACGCGGATCGAGTTGGCGGCGTTTTGATCGAATCGGCGTACGCTGGTTGGAGTCCACGGATGAGGCGTCGGCGACGGCAGACCCGGGTGATCGACAGCGAAGAACCAGTTTGTGTCGCCGATGTGCATGGTACCGAGTTCGTTGAACGTGGCTTGACCGTAGTCGATGCTGGTACCGACACCGAGACCCAAGAACGTCGAGTTAGGTTCGGAGGTGTTCGTCACCGCGGCGTTGTAGACGACGTCGATCGCTACGATGCGCTTGTTCCACAGCAGCTGATCGAACTGGCGAACCGAGAAGTACAGGTCGAGGATCTGGAAGACAGGACCGACACTCGTAGCGGTGATGAAGATGTATCTTCCATCATTGGGCTGGAATAGCGCCTCCTGAACGGTCGATGAGTTGACTAGTGACGGACCACCACCGCCGCCACTAGCGCCACCCATGACCGGAACGCGAACGACCTGAATGGGCCCGGTCTCGGCCTCGGTGCCAGCCTCATACAACGCCGCGAAGAAACTCTGTGTGACGAACGTTGCCACCACGGTGGAATCGACGCGCTCAGCCCACTTGTTGAGGTAGTACCGCGCGTTGGTTACGGCATCTGTGTTGTTGAAGTGATCGAACTGATAGCCGATCTCAACCGCGCTAACCGACGGTGAGAACTGTAGGTTCTCGTTGCGGATCGGCACCCACTCCTCACCGATGATGTGAGGAAAGTGAGCGTTGTAAAGTCCCATTTACGCCGTCCTTACCGCAACTCGAATGTTCCGTCGACGCGCCAGCTCACTGGTGATGCCACGACCTGCGCTCAATCCCGCGGCCATACCCGTCTGCGGGCTGGCATCGCCGGCGAATCGCATGTTAATCGCGTTCTCACCGAAGGTGATCGACTGATCGATGTTGGTCTGTCCAGCCACCTGCGTGATGTCGCCGGTGATGATATCACTCACCGCGGTACGTAGTCCGCGAGTTGACTTCTTAAGACCAATGATGTAGCCGTCAACGGTGTCCTTACCCATCTCCATGAACACCTTGGACGGTGACCCAAGCGCGAGTGCCGCCTGTGCCGCACCGATGACGATCGCTGCTACCGCCTGCGCTACGATCTCAAGCTCGTGCTTCTTTTTCTTCATACCATCGATGAGACCCTGCGCGACAGCCTTACCGGCTGCCTCACCAATGCCACCCAGCGGGCTCAACTTGTTCTTCATCGTTCCTACGCTGGTCGACACAGCAGACGATGCGACGCCCATACCGTCCTTCGTCTTCTTACCAAAGATGCCGAAGGCGCTACCCACCTTGCTCAACGCACCGGTGATGGTAGAGACTGGGTTCGCTAGTCCCTTAAAGACGTCGATGGTGCGTGAGACGAATCCAATGATCTTCTCGAGGATCGGCACCACGATCTGCAGGATCGCCGCAAACAGCTGCATCGCAAGCACGGTGGCTTGGATCAGTGGAATGAGAATCCTATGGTTGGTGATGATCGGTAAGATCTGCGCCAAAAGCTTAATGAATGACGGGATGAGCGGCAGCACCGCAATGAGGATCGCGCGAGCGGCCTCCACCATCTCGAAGAACTCATCGATAAGATCGGGTAGGATCGGGAGAATCTCCTCCAGCGCCGCAAGGAAGTACTGCGCAAGTGCGCTACCCACGTCGAGGATGATTGGTGCCAGCTTCTCGAAGAAGGCCACCATCCTAGGTAACTGTGCCAGAAGCTTGGCCGCCAGAAGCTTCGCGATCTGAGCGATCACCGGAATCAACGGCTTAAATGACTCGGCGAAGTCCTTACCCAGCTGAATAATCAACGGCAACATCGTCGTAAGAAGTTCGTTGAACACCGGGACAAGTGCGCTGGCGATCGTGCTGGCGATCTCGGCAAAAATCTGCAGAAGTGGCGTCAACACTCCCGCTAGACCGATGAACAGATCGGCGAGCACCTGAAGAAGTGGCGCCAACACCGGTGCGATCGCCTGGATCAACGCACCTAATACCTCAAGGATGGCACCCAGCGCCTGCCCCACGATCGGTGCCACCGGCACCAGCGCCTTCAGGCCAGCACCTAAGCCTTCCATCAGCGCCTTGATGCCAGGTGCTGCACCGATGACCAGCTCAACCAAGATCTCGGCTAGTGGGCCTAGCGCATTACCCAGCGCCTCTACCGCCGGCGACAGCGCGATGATCGCTGGCGCGAGGCTGGCCAGTGCGTCACCTAGCTGCGTTGCCAGCTTCGTAAGCGTTGGCGCGAACGCCACCGCGATGGCGCCGATGCCCTTGGCGACAGGGACCAACGCTTGGGCCAGCGCCAGCAGCACGGGAAGAAGTGCCTCACCGATCTCGCCAAGTGATGCGAAGATCTTGCTCAGCGCCTCCTGCCCCTTGACCGAGTTGACCAGCTTGTTAAGCCGATCGAAGAAGCTGAAGATACCATCGGACGAGCCGGCGGCCTTGGCTAGGCCACCGAAGATCCCAAGCACGTCCTTAAGGAGACCAGCCAGCGTCTTAAGGGCGGCGATACCGTCGTCGATCAGCGACTTAAGCTCGCCAGAGGCGCGCATCTCGTGAATCTTAGCGGCGAACTTCTCAGCCCAGCCACCTAAGCCACCGGTCAACGCCGCAACCGACTGCGCGGAGACCGTTACGATGTCCCTGAGCGCCTGCAGCAGTGGACGTACGGCACCCGATAAGTTGTGGATTACCGTTGCCGCGGAGTCAAAGATCGACGCGAAGTCAGCTCGTGATGCCTCGGAGCCAAGCTCGCGGAACGCGGCGATGATGCCGGTGTTCATCTCGACCGCGATACCCGTAAGACCCTGCTTCAACACCGGAAGTTGTGAATTCGCCAGCTTTGTGATCTCAGTGCCAAGATTGGCGAATAGTGCGTTTTGTACCGACAGGCGTAGGTCGTTGAACGCCGGCTTAAGCGCTAAGATGGCACGCACGAATGCCTGAGCGTTAGGTGCCAGCTTCGACATCGCGGAGGCCATACCACCCGACGACGCAGTGGCAGCCTTCTGCGCCTGCGCTAGCTCGTATGTCGCATCGGCTTGACGCTGCAGCGCGGCCTGCACTTGGTCGGAGCCCTCAACGCCCTTCTTGTTGGCTTCCTCACTTTCCTCAGCGAGGTCACCTACACGGTCTTGCACGTCCTCAAGACTTTGCTGCGCCTGACGATACGCCAAGTCCGCGCGACGAATCGCGTCCGGATCACCTGATCTCTGTGCTGCCTGCAGTGCCTTCTGCGCGTCTTCCAGTGCAAGAGTCGCGCCCTCTTCATCCAGCCGCGCACCCCTAAGCGTTCGAGCCAGGTCCTCGATGTTCTCCTTAGCGTCCTTACGAGCTTGGGTCAGCGCCTCCTGGGCTTGCTTAGCCGCGCGCTGAGCCAAAGCGATCCGACGCTCGGCGCCTTCGATCTGACTCGCGCCACCACCGGCACCAGCACCGGCCTCCTTGAACGCAGCACCGATGCCACTAAAGCCGATCTTGATCGTGGCGAGAGCGCTGGCTAAGATGCCTAACGCACCTGGGATCAGCAGTAGTGCGCCGGCGGCCTGTGTCGCAACTTGTACGAGACCGATCAACGACTGGATACCACTACCGACGGCCGAGGCCAGGCCAGTCAACGCGGCTGCGACCGCGCCGGCGGCTCCGGCAAGTGCGACCAGCTTGGTGATGAGCATGGTGACCATGCCTGCGCCACGTAAGGCGCCACCGAGCGCGCTGAACGCGCTGCTGAGTGAGCTCTTAATTCGGCTGGTGTGCCGATCGACATCACGCGAGACGTCGCCAAAAGCTCGGTCAACGTCACGACGCAGGTTGCGCGTGAAGCCACTCGAGTCAGGTTTGATCTCGACGTAAGCGGTGTCGATCGGCGCCGTCACGGTATCCTCCGCCGCATCTGCGTCGCAACCAGCTGTGATGTTTGCGACGCCGCCTCATCACCACGCCACCACGGTGGTGGCGCGATGCCAACGATAGGATCAATGACGATCACCCTGTCATCGTTCTCCATCGTTAGTAGCGGCCCGATCAGAAGGTTGTTAATCTTCTGGTGCGTGTTGTTCTTTTCATCATTCGGGATCGTGAGCAGGATCCAGCGGTGGGCTAGGTCGAGGAACTGGCAGGCACTGAGTCTGTCGAGATAGTGACCTCGGTCGAGGAGCCAACCGTGGAAGTGGTGCCATCGGTCTCGGTCGGCGACGTAGCTGACGAGTCCGATGACACCTCGGTAGGGCGGATGCCATACGCCTCCAGGAGCCAGTACAACAGAGGCATGATCTGCCGCTGGAGGTCAAGCCCCGGTGCGATCTTTGCGAAGCGCTCCTTGGAGTCACCGATCAGGATCGCGTCGCAGAACTCGATGAGCTTATTGATCTTATCGATCATCGAGAGCGTCTTGTCGTCGCTGTCGGTGAACACGTCGACGATGTCCGAGATCTGCTGCAGCAGCACCGCCGACAGGGCCGGTGATGCGTCGAAGTTCTCACCTGCGATGGCGAACTTGATCTCAGGTGCGTCGAGCGTGAAGTCCTTGAACCGTACCTCTGCCATACTTCCTCGTCTCGTCACGGCCCGGCGGCCCTACTTAGTGCTATGGATACCGTAACACGAAGAAATGGTCACGCATCTCTCAAGCTGCGGCGGACAACGCGTCCTTAAGGAACTGGTTCTTTCGCATACCCTTGACGGATCGAGCGTAGATCACCTTGCCATTGGCGCGCCAGCGTAATCTCTTAGCTCGCTGTGGATAGATCTTGTGATGTTTTGGTCCGTAGAGACCCGTACCGTCGTGAACAAGATGTGCGTACCAGACGTTGGTGCCGATGCGACACGACAGTCCAGGTGCCATACGAAGTCGTACCAGAATGCTGGAGCGCAGCAGACCGGTACGAACTCGCTTAGGATGTCCGGCGCCGGCGCCGGAGATCAGCAGCTTGGCGCGCGCCTGAACCTTGTACCCCCGCTTGAGCAGCTCACGAGCGACGCCACCCGACGGTGAGTTAAGTAGTTGGTGGAGTGGGATCTGGTGCATGTTCTGGCGTACCATCTAGTCACAGCATCCCTCATTGGTGAATCCGATGAAGAACGGCAGGTTGAAGCCAGCACACATGCCCTCAGGACCGATCGTCGTGGTGGTGCCCACGAGGAAGTTGGCGATCTCAAAACGTGCGAACATACCCTTCAGACAGCAGTTAAGCGCGCGTCGTGCCGCCCAGCGATCGCGTTCGAGCTGAACCGCCGCCTCGAGTAGTAGGTCACACTTAGGTGGATGACCGTTGTCGTTGGGCGTCGGCACACAACGCACGAGCGACAGCGTGGCCGCGACCACCATCAACGGTGGACCACACTTCGTCTGCGGTAAGTCGTTCGCCGGTGTCGGAAAGATGTTGCTTGGGAAGTCCTCGGTGATGCTGCCGGCGAGTTGACCACACTCACATTCATCCCAGGCGATGTCACCTGGGACCAGCGAGCAAAACCGGTTGGGCTTTGGATCCAGCGCGTCGTAGACGCACTGCAGCGCGCCGGTCACCGCCACGATCGAGGACGTCTCCAGGTACACCATCGTCATGATCAGCTACCTAACCTTGGCGCACTAGGTTCATCGAGGTTGTACACCTTGGCTGGTGCCATGTTGCGCTTAGGGTTGACCGCGTTGATGAACAAGTCCGCGAAGTACAGCCCGGTCAGTCCGTTCTCAAAGAGCTGATTGGGATCGATGAACGTCAGTGAGACACCCTGCCGTGTCAGCTGCTGGACCGTCTTAGGAAGCCGACACGCGTCGTCACCGACACACGCCTTGGCGAACTCACAGGCCAGCTCACCGACGGCCATCTGACCCATGGTCGGTACGTCCTTGCCGATCGACAAGACGACGGACCAGGTGCCTTCACCTTCGAGCTGGCTCAGGTCGTTACACCACGGCCAGTCCTCACCACCAAGACGCGTGAGAAGACGACCATCATCCAGCCGGTAGTCCACATTCGGGATCAAGGCCACACCGTCCATGCGGACCTCGATGACGTTGAGTACCGGCATGGGAAGCTTCACCTGAGACAGTGGTGTGCACGAGCACTCGCCGATGCAGCTACCACACGTGAGGTTAAACCACGTTCCCGCAATCAGCGCCGGTTGCGGCCACGTCCACGTGCCTCCGGTCCACGAGTTCCAACCACCAGGAAGATCAGTCATGCACTCGCGCCGACACGGCCAGATCTCGACGGTGCAAGTGTCGAACTGGCGACCAGATAGCGCCCAGAGGACCTCAGTAGCCGCCTGGAGCGCCGTACCGGTGACAGCTGCTGTATCTAACAGGTCGCAGCACCAGATTGGCGTCCAGGTGCTACAGGGACCCGATGTCGATCCGGCGGAGGTAGCCACGACGCTGACGACCTCGGACGCTTGGATCGGCGACATGCCCGTGTCTTCGCCGTCCCAGACGACCAGGTAGTCACCCAGCGGCAGACCCGGTGGTACAGCCCACTGATACACGTTGACGCCCGTGGCCACAGTGGTGACCCCGGTGCTGGTCGGTCCGACGACGGCCGGACCACCGCTTAGTGGGGTGATCGTAATGATGACGTTGTTGACGACGGCGGGAGGGCCACCTGGGTACTCGAACCACTCCACGAGGAGTGGCCCGGTGCGCCCTCGAATAAGAGTGGTCACTTGTCAGCCTCCGGTATCATTCTACAATGTGGTACATCATAGTGAGAGGTTCCACTGCTCCACAGCGGTACCACCCGGCACCGTTACGTGGGGGTTGTATGCTGTGAACGTTAGGTGTGCATCCTGTGCCAACGCGCTGCCACCACCACTTGTTGTGACGGTCGCATTGAGCCCAACGAACGTGAACGTGGCGACGCCACTCGATGGCTTCACCTGCGTTGAGGCGTTGTTCCCAATGAACGAGATGGCAGCTGATCCGGCCGGCGCGTTGGTCACCGATGCCGTCGAGACCGTGGCGTTATTGCCTACAAACGTGACCGGCGCAAATCCGCTGGTCGGTGCCACGCGTTCACTGGCGTTGTTCGCTGTGAAGCTGAGCGCTGCCACACCAGCCGCAACGCCTGTCATCACGGTGGCGTTGTTCGCGGTGAACGAGACGGCGCTGACACCCGCGTGGGGTGCGACTGATTCCTGCGCGTTGTTGCCTACGAACGTCAGGTTAGCGACGTCGGCATGCGTGCTGATACTGTCCGATGGGTTGTTCGCGGTGAAGCTGATCGACGCCAGACCGGCCGGCGCGTTGGTCTGGGTGGCTGTGCTGACCGTCGCGTTGTTCGCCGTGAAGTTGACGGTCGTGGCGACATCCGCGCTCGCCTTGATCGTCTCGCTTGGGTTGTTCGCGACGAACGTAACGGTCGCCACACCGGCGTTTGGCTTGACTGTGGTCGTCGCCGCGTTGACGACGAAGGTGATCGCCGCCGATCCAGCCGGTGCGACGACGCTCGTCTGCACCGTTGCGTTGTTGGCTGTGAACGTCAGCGCGCCGGAGCCCGCGTGTGGTGCGACCGTATCGCCTGGGTTGTTCGCTACGAAGGCGATCGTCGCGTTACCCGCGCTTGGCTTGACGAAGCTGGTCGTGTTGTTGGCCGTGAACGTCAGCGCCGCAGACTCGGCGGGAGCATCGTGTCGTACGGTAACCGTGGCGTTGTTGGCTGTGAACGCAACGGTGGTGGCGACGTCCGCATGGATAGAGACCGCGTCACTCGGGTTGTTAGCCACAAACGCGATCGTGGCAACACCGGCCGTTGGCTTGACGGTCGTCGTAGCGGCGTTAGCTACGAACGTCAATGTGGCGTTTCCAGCCGGCGCGTCGACACGTACCGCAGCGGTGGCGTTGTTGCCTACGAATGCGATCGTAGCGACGCCCGCAGGCGATGAGATGGCCTCAGATGCGTTGTTCGCCGTGATGACGATGGTCGCGACGCCGGCACCCGGTGCGACGGTTGTGGTCGCGTTGTTAGCTGTGAAGGTGACGGCAGATGAACCGGCCGGTGGGGAGATCTGCACCGATGCGTTGTTCGCTGCGAACGACACAGCGGCAAAGTTCGAGACAGGCGCCACACTCGTCGTGCTGTTGTTGGCTACGAACGTGACGTTCGCTACCTCAGCCGGTGCGTTGGTCGGTGGCACCGTCGTATCGGCGGCGCTGTTGTTCCGCTGCACAGCGCCAGCGAGGAAAATGATGAATGGTGGTGGGATCTGAACGTACTGACTCGGCGCCTCGACATCGAGGAACGCAGCACCTTGGATCATCCACGCAGACGACAATGTACCGGTCATCACCGCGGCGACGCTGGCCGCATTCGTCTGGATGAGATCTTCCATCAAGACGTCGACGGCTATTGTTTGGCGTAGTGAGAAACCACCTGTAACGCTTAACGTTCCGCTGGAGATGCCACCGATGCCGACGATGAGTGCGTTGTCTTTAGTCGGTGTAAACGATCCTGAGTTCAGCGCGGTGCTGGAGCCGGTAGCACCGTTAGACGTACTAAGTGGGTTGGTCCACCAACTACCCTTGGTGGAGACATACTCCGCGATGCCGATACGGCGAAAGGTCGTCGCGGCGTTGGAGAAGTTGGCTTGAACCGTGTTGGCACCGGCACGGATACCCCACTGATACCAAAGCTGCACCGAGAACGTCGCCGTAGAGTTCCACGTCTTTACTCGTGCGGCAAAGTACGGGTTGTTGTTGGAGTCTACGACCGAGTTGACGTTGAATGTGTTGTCCGCGTCACCCCAGCCGAGTGCGACGACCGAGAGGCTACCACCCGCGTTGGCAGACGAGTACGCGGCTGTGATGTTGGCTGCGCCAGCATCTAAGCTGTTTGTGCCACCTCGACCCGAGTAGGAGATGGTCATACGCCGCCTCCTACGTCACTCAGTTAAGAACAAGAACTCTGAGGTCGTCCACCTGCACCTGGTTGGAAGAGCTCGATGCGCTATATGCGGCTGAAACGCCGACGGCGCGCTCAATCGTGGTGTCGACGGCGACGGTACGAAGGGCCTGTGTGAGCGGGATTGGAACCGGCGTGGCGAACGTGGTCAGCGCGGTGCCAAGATACAGTCTACCTTGACCCAGGACGGTTCCCGAGACATCGGCCTTGGTGCAGAAGCCTTCCCACTCCATCATCCACGGGAACGCGGCGGCGCCTGAGGCCGTCGTGATGGCGGTCGAGATCGCGATGTCGATGGTCATCGCCAGCGCACGGGTACCGAACCAGAAGCCAAGGCTCAGCGTCGGCGTGGCGGTGGTTGAGAAGTTGCCGATCGCTCTGATCCAAAGCTTTGATCCAGCGCGCATCTTACCCGCGGGAATGACAGGGACGTTGCCTAGCGTGGTCACGTTCTGCTTCGTGGTGAACGTGTTGAACGCCGCGCTGGCCGCGGTGGGGAACGGGCCAACCGGTTCCGCTAGGTAGAGATCCACAATGTCACACCCTTACATCGTCGCGCGCCAGATGCCGTTCGCGTGCCAGACCACCGTGAACGTTCCGTTGGTGACCGAGTTGGTGCCACCGAAGTAGTTGAACGAGGCACCCTGGTCCGCGACCGGTGTGGTGAGTGTGTCATCGTAGACGAGGCAACCGAAGACCGAGGCTAGCGTCGCAGCCGAACCGGACGACGTGTCGTTTGCGTCGAAGAAGACTGTGTCCGCTGTACCCGAGTTCAGCGACTGACCGGTGAGAACGACACCACCCTGTGGCCACTGGACGGCCTGGAAGACCTCCTGGGCTGTGGCCCACTGGCCGGCGTTGTACGCCGAGTTGGCCGAGGTGACGTCGTTGTCGGGCGTGATCGTGTTGTTGTAGAGCGCGACCTTGAACGAGTCGGCGTCGAAGTCCATGGCGGTGACGTTGCCAAAGACATCCGCGACGGCTGCGCGGAACACGTGACTGTCGGTCCATGCCATGGCTTACTCTCCCGTTAACGCTGTGACAGCTTCGTAGGCGGCCTGCAGCTCAGCGTTGGCCTTCTGCTCGTCAGCCTGCAGTTCGGCGATCTGCTCCTGGACGGCGATCACGGCGTTCTCAGCCTTGACCAGCTTTCCGCGAAGACGCTCAAGCCGATCCAGATACGTCGCGAGATCGCGCTCGAGAAATGCCACACCGGCCTTGGCCTGTGCGATCTCGGTGTCACGGTCTTCCACAAGCACACCTGCGTCGTTCGCGCTGAACGCGGCTTCACCGGCCATCGTCTAACTCCTCGCTAGTAGGCGCGCTAGTGGCGCATACACCGTTGCGTCTTGCCCGTCATCGCGCGTGGTGATCAATGCCATGACCGGTCGACCACGACCGTCGCGTTGCACGATCTCGTCTCCGACGAAGTCCTCGCGCTCCACAGCTTCGATCTTGCACTTCGTACCAGCGGGAACCATCGGCGCCGTCAACCCGTACATCCCGCGGCAGGCGTGAAACCGTGTATGGACCGCGGTCTCATGCGTTACATCGGTGAACGTGCAGTTGGGACAGACCCAGCGGTGTTCCGGTGCCAGCATCACAGCGTTCATCAGTTCACCAGCAATCCGACCGTTACGTCGGCGCCAGGCGTGACGCTGCCGATCTGATCGATGTCCACCGTCAGGTAGTCACCATCCGCGAACGACATCACATCAGGCGTCGACAAGATGCCACCGTTCGTTCCACCTAGAACTCGTGGACGGTTGCCCTGCGTCGTAAAGATCGTGGTGCCGTTCTTGTTGATGTCCGCGATGATGTCCGTACCGGTCGGAGGGGTTCCGGCCGCCACCCAGGCACCCTGAATTGTCCTCTGACGCCCGGTACGGTTGTAGAAGCGTAGTTCGCTGGACAGCACGATGATGTCACCAGTACGTGACCAGAGCTGTTCACGCCTCGGAGTCGAGGTGTACCCGACCGCGCCCAAGGCACACCTCCCTCCGACTTAGCTCAGGACGACAGCACCACACGTTGCCGTCGGTGGTGTCGCGGTTGTGACGTTGAACAGGAAGTGTTCGTCTGAGGCGACGGTGTTCGATCCTAGCCACGTGGCGGCACCAACGCGCGAGAGCCAGAAGGGGCTCGCAGCCTTGGTCTCACTGGTGTTCTGGAACTGGAATACGTCGTTCTGGAAGGCGAAGTCACCGATCTTCGTGTTGCCCACGTTCGGGAAGGCCCAGTAGATGTAGCGCTGGACACCCGACGGGTCACAGGCACCTGTGCCGGCGACCGGCTGCCAGACCTCGAGTGAGTACCGGCTGGTCAGCTGACCCTCACCGAAGGCCACACCCGTACCGGTCGTCGAGCCGGTGGTCAGCAGACGCTCACCGGAGACGATGACGATCGCGTCCGGGTCGAGGACGCACCAGTTGATCTCGAGATCGACGCGGGTCAGCTCCGACGGGTCCTTCTGGTAAACACAAAGAGCGCCGTTGGCCTTGCGCTGCTGATGCTCCTCGCCGTCGAGGTACTGCGGGCTTGGGTTGATGCTGACGAAGCCGTCGGTGTTGACGACCGCTGACGATGCGCCGGTGACCGGGACGCCGCAGGTGTCCAGCTTGATCAGCCGGGCCACACGAGCCTGGATCGGCGCCAGACAAAGAGCTGCCATGACCTAACACTCTCCTACGACGATGAACCCGATGAACCTGCGACCTCGCCACCCATGGATACCAAGACGGCGTAGTGGCAGCAATCCCAGCCGATGACATATGTACGTTCTGCGATCGCCTTCACCGTGTTCTCGCTGCGATCGATCGAGTCACGGATTGGAATGATCCGCGCGCGGCTTCGGTAGATGAACATGTTTCCTGTGGCGTACATCCACTGACCGACAGCTGGGCTGGGATCCAGCGGCGCGCTAGGTGGTGTACCCGGGTAACCGGCACCTAAGACGACAGTGTTACCCATCGTAGTGGTGATCATCTTGTTGCCAACCGGCGTGATCAGATTCCATGCCATCAACGTCGAGGCCAGCGCCACCGGAACGTGGATGACGCCTAGTCCGCCATAACACGAAGCCAACATCGCTTCAAGTCGACCTAGACCCTCGACGACGTCGTACATCGCGGTACCCGAGACCGAGACGGCCGCGGTCTGCAGCGTGATGTTTTCCTCATCCACGAAGGCGGTGTTCGCCGCCAGGTGTGGGAAGACAACGTTCTGCCCACCGGATTGACCGGTCCAAAGCGCACGCTCGACCTGCTCTTGCTCCGTGCGAAGCAGTCCGTCACCTACGACGTCTTCGGCTCGATCCCAGAAGCCTGGCGCCGAACAGTCGATCTCTGCGAAGACCGTGAACGCCGTCGCACCACGCTTAATGAGATCAAGACCCGTGTCAGCCTTCGGCGGGCTCGGCGGCACCGGTTGCCCGATGCCGCTACCCGTCACCACGATGCAGTCATCGAACGTCGTGTTGGCGTCGCCGCAGAGTGACTCGTACGTGACACCCATCTGCCAGTGCGGATCGTTTGGCGTCCGTACGACGTCATTAAGTGACGTGAGTAGGCCGTATGGCCGGGGTGTGAACGCCGGTGCCGCTACGTACTGTCGCCTGTCCACCGGCGTTCACCTCCTTCTGTCTCGTCATCCCCCGAGTAACCATTCATCGGTTACGCGACGTGGCAGTCCGTGATGTTGGCCGAGCCGGTACGACCCGCGAGGCAGACCGGGATCCGGTACTGACGCGACTCGTAGCCAACCTTCGCGATCAGGTGGCACTCCTCGGTCCAGGCCGCGGTGAAATCGTTCTCGGCGTTGAGCACCGAGTCGCGAACCACACCGAGGTCGAGGCTGAGGCCGTTGCCCTTGATGAAGGTACCGGCGGCGAAGATGAGGAAGTCCACCGTGTCCGGCCAGGCCGTCAGGATCGAGCTTCCGCCCGGCTGACCGGCGGTGCGAACCTGCCAGTCCTGCACGTACTGAATGCGAACCCGGCGAACCTTGAAGAGCGCCGCGATGTCCGCGTCCGTGACGGCCTGGTAGTCGACGCCGGTCCGACGGCTGAGGTCCGACCGGATCGCATCCTTGATCCAGACCGGAAGCAGCACCTCGAGGACGTCGTCGTCGCACATGCCGTAGCGGATGCGGTAGTCGTTGGCCGCCAGCGAGATGTAGTCCGGCAGGTCGGCCGAGATGGCCTGGCCCGAACCGGATGCGATCACGTTGACCGCGCTGGACAGTGTCACCATCTGCGAGATGAATCGAGCGTTCATCGCGTGGAAGTGCGCCGACATCAGCAGGCTCAGGTAGTTCCTGGTCGCCTCGGGCCACGCCGAGTCCGTCAGGTTACCGGCCGTCAGGCAGATGCCGTAGCACTCGAGCCGCGTCTCGGTGTGAGTCGCACAGGGAACCCGGACACACGGCTTGTTGACGGAGCCCGTGACGGTCAGGATGTCGTCAGCCTCGGTCCACAGCCATGGATTCGTGGTGTTGTTGAACGTACCAGTGAAGACGTCCGCCAGGCTCGGCGAGACTGGAATCTTGACACCGCCACGCTTGATGCCGACCGTCGGGAGGTCGACGGCGCCGTCTTGGCAGGAGATGTTGAAGAAGTTGTACTTGATCTCCGACGGAGCACACCAACCACCACCGGCGACGATGGCATCCAGCGCATCCGGTGTCCGGATGCTGGCGACGAGCTCCTCGAACTCGCGAACCGAGGTGCGGTCACCGTCGATCGTCTCGTCGTACTGGTTCTGGATCTTGGCCACCTGAAGCAAGCTCGGTGTGCCGTGGGTCGTGGTCATGCCCTGCGCGCTGGCCTGGATCGCGTCCACCAGCTCGTCGACGTTGGCGAAGCGATAGCCAGACGGCCGTCCCAGCGTCGAGTTGACCGCCGTGACCGCTAGGCCACGCGTCGACTCGTCGGGAACCGCCGGCGCCGCAGCCTGCGCCGCGGCCAAGCTCGGACGAGCCTTGGTGGTCGCGCCACCCTGGCTTGCCATCGCCGGAGCCGGGACCTGCGCCACGGCCGGTGCAGCCTCAGGAGTCGCGGCCGGAGCCGGAGCTTCGACCTCGTCTTCCTTGTTCTCATCCTCGTCGGTCTCGACCGAGATCTTCAGAGCTGCGCTCACGCGTTCCTTAGCCGCGGCAGCCGCGGCGTTGCGATCGGCGGCAGCCGCTACGACCGAGCCAAGCTGGGCGCGAACGGCTTCGACACCGTCGGCCAGCGCGTTGAGCCGGACGATACCGGCGTCGGTGATGTTCTCGTCGGCAGCGAGCGCGTCGAACTCGGCCAGAGCCTGCGTCTCGAGCGCGGTCAGCTCACCATGCGAAAGACCCGTCAGGTCTTCGGGGAGGGCAAAGGCCTCGTCCATGTCCACGGTTAACCTCTCGTAAGTACGTGAACGTAAATGACGCGGCCCGTCTTGAAGTACTGTATCTTGTCGTCGTCACATTGTGCAACAACGTGACATTATGAGATGCTACGAACCCTCAAAGTCTGTGAACTTACGCCACAGATCTTCATCGTCGATGGTCTCTAGGTTTTTGTACACAACTGCCTTCTTAGCCTTGCTAAGTGATTTCCACTCATCACGAGTCATGCCGTGAAGAAAGAACTCGTCTGCTTCGTTCGCAAATTCCGAATCGGTCAGTTGGTTGAGGTAGTTAGCTTCCTCATCCGTGACGTACCCACGGTTCTCGGCGATGTCATCAAGCTCGCGCTCACGTGCGCGCTGCGGACCCTCGATCTTGCGACGTAGTTCGTTGTGTCGCGCGTTTTCCGCGTCGGTGAGGTAGCTGTTGTCGAGCTTGTTCTCAAGACGCTTGAACTCAGCGATATCAGAATCAGATGCATCTTTAGCAAGTGATTGAAGTCCCTTAAGCTCGTCGTGTTCTGCACTTGAGAGACCTTCATCACTCTCAAACTGACGCTCAAGCTGATGCTGACGAGCTACGTTATCTGCATGAGTCGGACCCTCATCTTCTGTGTCATAAGATGGCGACGGCGAACCATGAAGCTTCTTACGTAACGCGTTGTGACGCTCAGCTTCCTTACCACGAAGGTGACCTGTCTTACCCAGCTTGCTCTCAAGTTTGTCGTACTCTTCCTGCTCGGACGGCGAGAACCTGCTGACGGCCTTCTTGATGAGCTTACCGAGGCCACTACCCGGCTTGTCAGTCCAGCGTCCGTGGTCATCACGTGGCTGTCGCTCATTAAAGTCGAACGCAGTCGTATCAAGACGGGCACGCAACGAGGCCACGATCGACGCCGGATCGCGCTGAATAGTCTTAGCAATGCGAAGAGCTAACGCACGGCGCTGGTCTAATGTGGTCAACGTCGCGTCCCCGTCTCGAGTGTATTGGTTACCGGCTGGCGGAGGCGGTCACAGGCTCTTGAGCCTGCTGCACTTCTTGCGTGTGGTTGGCGTCATACGCCCGCTGACTCGCCAGCGGGTCACCCTGTGGCAGGTTAGCCGAGGTGACAGCTTCCTTAACCTTGTTCCGGCAAGGGCAGCCCATAGCAGATCTCCTTCGTTAGTTACCCTGACTTGGGTGCTTACGATCATGGTCGGCGAGCAGCGCACGCAACTTCTTCAGCGCCGCGACCTCACCGGCGTACTTGTCCACGTCAGGCGCGGACGCAGCCTTGCTAACGGCGCGTCGCAACTCACCGATCTCCAGTCCGGTCAGGCCATCTAGGTTCTCGAGGTTGGACGTCTTCATAAGATCGACGCCGCCACTTGAACCTCGGTGTAGTCGGTTACCGACCTCACCCGGCTTAGGTCGAGCCTTTGGCGGGTTAGTGTTCGGTGTCTCAGGATCGTAGTTCCACTTCTCGTACTTCTCCTTGAGAGCACGTAGGCTTTTCTCTTCACCTGGGTACCGAGGATCGAGCTGATCGGGCTGCAGGAAGTGGTTCACGCGATCGATCAACTCATTACGATCTGAGCCATCCAGCTTCATGAAGTCTTCGCGTGTCGTAATCTCCTGTCCAGCCTTGAACAGGTGAACGTTGCCACCCTCGTCGCGTGGTAACTGCTTGCTACCCGGACCCGACGTAGGCGATGACTTCTTATAGCCCTCAACGTCACTTAGGCGTCCACCCATCTTAGATGACCATGGCTTCGACTTATCACCACCATCAAGCACGCTTAGGATGTCATCGTCACTGAGATTCTTCCACTCAGCACGGTTACTCCGAGCGCGCTTGAGGCCATCACGAATCTGGTCAGGAGAGCTCTTACCCGGGCTTAGACCCTGATCGGTGAACCACTGATTGAGGTGAGCCTTCTGCTCGAGGGAAAGAACCTTGCCAACAGCGCCACCGCCAGGGCCATCAGTCCACTGACCGTCGCCATCACGTGGCTGACGCTTCCAGTGATCGTCGTTGAACGCCATCATACCCGACGCACCACCGACCCACTTCCGCGGGATGAGTCGCGTCTGACCCAACGCCGCGGCGCGCTTCATGATGTGCGCACGGACGGCAGCGCGCTTACTCGGGTTGGCGCGGCCGTAGGCGTGGATCGCGTCGCGCAAGCTGGCGACGTCCGGGATCGGAAATGAGCCATCAGGCAACGCGTCACCCGAAGCGGCTAGCGCCTCACGCTCAGCCTCCGAGAACTGACGAAAGGCCATGCGCGCCTTGATCGCCGCAAGCTTAGATGCCGGATCACGTTGGATCGACTTGGCCAGACGAAGCGCCAGCGCGCGACGCTCATCAATGCTGGTGAACTCGGGTACGCCGTTCTCGTCGTGTACGAAGCGAACCGGCACCGCGGCAGCCACCAACTGTCCGTTCTCAACTCGCACCGAGGACGCGACACGTGCCATCGGGAAGCCTGGCACGGGAACGAGTAGTGCGGCGGTCAGTTCACGCCAGCCGGGCCGATCCTGCTGTGCACGCCAGTCACCCGATAGCTTGCAAGCCATCGCGCGCTGGATCATCGCAGGTGTGACGTCGGGTAACACGGCGCCGGCGATCCAGACGCCGTGCTTGTTCTCGCCGACGCAAGCCGTGGCGAACAGCGAGCACGAGTTGTCGTAGTGCTCCTGCGCCTGACCGGCTGTGATAGGTCGCTGAGTCGTCGCGTGGTCACAGTTCATGGTGATTGGGCCAGTTACTACACGGCCACCGTCAGAGACGATCGTCTCACCCGACATGAACCGCGAGTAGTCGACCTTACCCATCGGCGCGTAGACAGTCCGGTCGTGGAACGACCTGTGATGCACCTTGGCAGGTGCCAGGTAGCCGTATAGGCGACCGGAGTCTGTGATGGTCAGTGCGCCATACGGCGTCACGTCGGTCGGCTCATCGAACCACGCACGTGGCGGCGTGTCGGTGAACTCCATGACGTGGCCCGCGGCAACCAGCGCGTCCTCACGATCTTCAAGCTCGTCAGACGTGATTGGCTGCGCCATCACCTCGCGCATCGCCTCGAGGATCGGCATGTGAAACTCGACCAGCGCACCGGCCACGACGTCATCGTTCTTGATCAGGCTGAGACGCGCCTCGGTGAACGCCGGAAACTCGACCATCGTCGTACCACGCACGCGACCCGCATTGTAGATCGTCAGCTGTGGCTTCTTAAACATGCTGTTGATATCGACTGGTGCGCCAGGCTGCGCCGGTGTTTGTCCCGCTGTCGGCTGATCGTAGACGAACTCGACGTTGGCGTCCTTGACCGAGTCGACGTCGACGCTGTTGCCGGACATCACGCCGGCCTTCATGCGACGTGCGACCTCCGCACCATCTGGGTTACCCAGGTCGATGAAGCCACGACCGCGGATGATCGCAACATCGGGACGTCCACCTGGGTCGGGCTCGCGCCAGACCTGTGTGACGCTGCCGACGCGAACTGACTCGTCGCCCTGGCCACCGTGGCTGGTCACACGCTGCCACATGAGAGGCATGCCGTCGGCCGGCGTAAGGTCCCATGAGAGTGAGCCGATCTTGAACATCCGACCGTCGCCGGACTCGATGCCCTCGACAGTTAGGACGCCGTCCCACGGCGCGGTCTCGGTCTGCGCCTCCATGGTCACGGGCTCAGTGGCCTGGTAACCATCCATCTTGTCATCGGCCATACAGCTGCCATCAGGCATCTTGTGATGACCCGGAGGGCAGTTTGACGGCGCGCTAGCCGCAGGAATCGTGTGCATCGGCTGCGCTGGCGCCGTAAAACCGCCACCGGCGGTGAGGTCTTCCTCACTCGCATAGAGCGCGCGCAGTTGACGAATGGCCTTCACACGTGAGTCGTGTCGTCCGGCAACCGAGTCATCGGCGTCCTTGACGACCACGAAGTGGCCGTTGCGCTGCTCGATGTGCCACGGCATGACCGCTACCTCCGAAGACGAACTTGGGTAGGTTGCGGCCCGCTAACCTCGATGATACGGTATCACAACGTGCAGTGGTGTGCCACAGTTGTGTAATCTACGCCTTAACTGTCTTCACGTAACCGTTCGACCAGCCATCGGCGAAGATGTCCAAGATCTCAGCATCAGGCGGTGGAGTCTCATAGGCACGCTTGAGTGAGTCAAAGATCTTCGTGGCCGACGGGTTGCTACCCTTAACGCTGTCACCATCCAGCGCCAGGGTGCCCAACACCTTACCTGACGAGACCGAGACTAGGTTCACGGTCATCACACACCTCCTGATGTCATTATATCATGAGGCTTGCTGGGCCAAGGTCATGTCCATCTGCTCTTCGATGATGTCCAGCACACGGCGACTGATGCCGATCCAGCGTGGCTTGCGCATTTCATTGAACCGAGTCTCCATCGCATCCAGCGCCGAGCGCGCCTTATCGATGTCAGACCGGCGGAACATCTCATCGTATGGCACAAACGATGGCACGAACGGCGACTCGATCTGATCCATCCAACCCTTGATCAGCTTGTCATCAGGGATCTGCGTCGAGTCCGCCGGCTTTGCGGTCGACCACCCGAGACCGTGATCAATGCCTACCGGATCACCGTTCTTATCGATCATCCAGTTGTACTCGTGACGATCACCGTTCAATGTCATAAGATCGAGTAGTCCAAGCAGTCGACCTTTTCGACTCTTAAGAATCTTGTCGCGCTCGGGATCGGTGTTGTACTCGTAGTCATCACGGCCTTCGATGTCAAAGTGATCACCAGCCGGCGTGCCGTCAACGAGCTCCATGTGCACCGTTGTTTGGTTCACACGTTCGGCCGCAGGCACCGGTGCGCCGATCCGGATACCCAGTTCGGCGACGAGGTCCTCAGCGTCTGTGATCTCTTTCCCGGTGCTGGACCCCCAGCTCTTACTTTCCTTACGAATGTACGAGCCATCTTTTGTGGTGACCTTACTGACGATCCCCACCTGACCACTCGAGATGTCGTCGATACTGACCTCGGTACCACTCGTAAGTTTCGTCAGTCGATCAAGTGACGATGCAAGTTCAGGTGATGATGTGGTGTCAGGTGGTGACGACACCTTCACACGCTTAGGTGCACCCTTGGCGACCGGTGCCGTAGCCTCAGGCACGGACAGTCGCTGCCACCTGACGTCCGCGCCGCCACCGTTGTCACCCGACAACCTAAGCCAGCTGAGGAGATACTCCTTCGAGTCGAACGTCGAGTGTGCGTCATCCCCGTATTCGTTGTATGCGGAGATCGTACCGTCGCCGTTCGACACGAGATCATGTCGGCTACCGTGTGTGTCGACGCCGGACAGGACGGTCGTACCATCCTTCGTGTTGCGCGCGTTCCAGACGTGATCGGCCAACTCCATGATGTGAAGGTTACCTGGGTTGGTGTCACGCCATCGACCGTGAGCGTCTCGTGGCTGATTGGGGTCAAAGTCAAAAGGGACGACATCACCGACCGCCGCCTCGGTCGGACGACCTGGGTGGCGACCCATGGTCGTTCCCGTGGCGAGCTGGTGGTAGTACTGACACAGGCCACCGGCGCGAACTCCGACGTACTTACGCATGTGCTTGATGCAGCGTGTGCCATCGCCCTCGGTGTTCCACCGGATCTTAGCCGCACCAGGACCGTAGACCCAGTAGTCACGAAGCTGATGACCAGCCGAGCCAGGTGACTTGACACCACGCTCCTTAGCCCAGGCGATGTACTCGTTTAGCCAGCCTTGGACGTCCGGATGATCAAGATCGAAAACCGACTCAAATTCGACCGTATAGCTACCAACGGCCGGCGTGCGTTCGGGCGCCTGGGGAGGTTCAGAGGTCTCAAGTTCAGACCTATCTGTACCAGTTTGTCCAGCTCCAAGGGGGAAGTCATAGTTCTCGCCTGCGAAGGCCACGCGGATGCGATCAAATGTGATCGGACCGACCTGATCCACCAACGGAGTAAGATCGGTAGCGGTCTCGGTCAACGTGATGTGCGGGATCCACGTCTTGAATGAGTGTGCCGACTGATCGATGACGTCGTGCACCTGCTCACAGATGAACTCGTATGACTCCGTCAGCTCATCACCCTGCACGAGCAGCACCGTGCACTCTTCACGATCCGGCTGAGCGTCACCTGGGTTAAAGAGTGCGAGCCCAAAACCTTCGGCGTCGATGACATCCAGCGCCGATGCGGCAGCCTCGATCCGACTAAGGATCTGCTCCTCGTTTTCCTCGGTGATGTCCGCGGCCTCGCCTAAGTACTTGATCGTACAGTGAAGCTCGCCGGCTGGAAGACCACCATGCACAGCGAGACGACCCGCGTCATCCTCAGACGGGACCAATGCGATCATCGCACCGGTATGTACTACAGCTGCAGCTGTAAGATCTTCAACGTTATTCATTACTTCTAACTCGATCACCGGAGTATCAGAGTTAGGCAGCTTACTGATGCCCAAGACACGCATGCGCTGATCCCGACCAAGAACTACCTCTTGCGCCTTGATGTAGTGATCATTAGCCTCGGGATCGTCAGTGTTCGTGGGGAACTTTACCGCGTGCGTCCCCGCTGGTACTGAAATCTTAAAGACCACAGCACCTGGTTTCGTCGCGTAGATCTGGGTCGCGACGTCACCATTGGCGCTTGTTGACGTGTATGCCTTGTCAGATAAGACGTCGCCAACCTTGAGATTCTTATATTGATCTTGTACACCTTCAAGACCACGCCACACGGTAATCGGTTTAGTGACCGTTCCGCGTGCGACGACATCGTCCAGTGCCGCAACCTGCGTCTCAGCGATCTGAGCATCTGACACGCGATCAAGTGCCGGTGGTCCGTTGCGTAGACGATCGTTTAACGCCTTGAAATTCATGCGATCTGGGTTGTAGCCGTTACCCGTGTAGGCGTTAAGTTCCTTGATATCGGTCGGTTCGAGTGGATGCGTGATCGCATCCAGCGCATCGGTACCGGTTAGACCTTCAGTCTTGGATAGAGCAGCCTCGTCGTGACCTACGATCTCCGGAGTGACGTCATCGATCGTGCTAGGCACGTCAGCCTCAGTCAACTGTGGACGAGCGTTCTGATGCGTCTCAGGAACGTTACCGATGAACGTACCGGCGCGTGGCTCGACTTCAGGTGTCTGCCAGTCACCCGTCTTGACCTTGTCGTAGGCCTGCTTCTTGGTGAGAGGCTTACCCTTTCCCCACGAGTCACCCTTACGCTTCTCGTGGAGAAACTTCTTGGTGGACTGATCCCATCGCATACGCTCGTTATCGCGCTGAGCGACGACCTCGCCGTCGGGAATCGTGGCACGGTGGATCGCCTTCGTCGGGGCGAACTTCTTCAACGCCTTCACGACACCGGAGATACCACCACCTGGTGTCTCGGTCCATTGACCATCAGCATCGCGAAGTTCATGTTTCCACTGATCACCACCGGCTGCGGCCGTCATTGCCGCGGTGATCGAGCTCTCACCACTGAGGAACGCGTCCACCTCGGCGTCTGTGAAGCCACCGTCATCGAACTCCTCATGAGCGTTGGCCTCATCCTCCTGTGCCTGACGCTCCTCCGGAGTAAGGGTGTGCGAGATGTCGCGGAAGGGATCATCCAGCGGCAACTCATCGGTCATCAGGTAGTGCTGAGCCTCCGCGAGCGTCATACCACGAGGCATCGCAGCGATCTCAGAGAGGTCGAACGTCTCATCAACGTGGAAGTTACTCATCGCCACATCATCCCTGCGTCGACAGCCGCAATGATCTGACTCTCGTCATCCGGCTTAGGTACGATGCGAACACGAACCGTAGCACCACTACCGTTAGGTGTCACGCTAAGAATGTGGTAGTAGAGACCGGCGGCGAGCAGCATCTCATTCTCGCCCTTGTGGAGTGAGATCGGCTTGGCCCAGTACATCGGCGTCCCAGGTGGCGCCTCGATCTCAATCTTGACGTGACCACCGAACGCCGAGTGCCCACCGGTTGACGTCGAACCAAAGCCACCCATCCAGCGCGTCTGGCCGACCATCTTCGCCAGGCTAGCGTACGACGTAGCCTTGAACGCGTCGAAACCAACACCACGGTGGAGCAACACCGGCTCGATCGAGGGGATCATCGCCGCCTGAGCGTTGTTCATACTTTGCTCATTCGAGCTGGAGATGCCCTGCACCTTGCCATACAGGAAGGCGTTGATGGAGTGGTAGATACCGCCGGTGTAGTTGGTAATGCCACTCTTAGCGGAGCCTGAAGGTTCCTGCCCGGTCGCCTTCTTAAAGGCCGCCAGCGCCTTGTTAAACCACGAGGTAGCCGAGCTGGTGTCCAAAACATTGTACGAATACTTGTTCGACTCCTCAAGCGTCGGTAGGTTACCCTCAACGCCTGCCATGAACTTCGGCGGCGGTGGCTTCGGGATCGGCAGGTTGTGCAGGATCGCGTAGCCGGCGGGTGTCTGCAGCCAGTCGGTGATCTTCTTCTCGAAGAGGTGATCGTCAGGCTTCGAGACCTTGGCAGCGCCGACCTCATCGATAACGCGCAGCGTCTGCATCTTCGTGAGGTTGTTGTTGTCCGCGATCGTGATCAACGCGGCCCAGATGTCCTGGCTTGAGCTCTTGAGGTACGTCGCCGGCTGGGACTTGAACGCCTGGTAGACCTGCTTCTTCTGCGCATCACTTAGGTGGGAGATGTCCCCGCCACCCATGTCGATCGTCCCACCACCGGGCACCGTGACGACGCTCGCTGAGTGCGACGTCTTAACCGTTGGGACCGTAGCCTCCGGCTTGTACCAGCCGTAAACGGGTGCTGAGTTAGCGAGCGTCGCTACCTTGTACGACTCGGTATTCGTCGTCGTCCACGTGTTGTTGGCTGGGCTCCAGGTCTGAAGCTGGAACTCAGACCCAGGCTTGTGATAGACGATTCGATGTTGACCATTAGACGAGTACGCGAGAACGGTCGTCGCCTTATACTGACTCTTCTTAGAGAGCGGACCCCACGCTGCGACCTTCGGACCCTTGGGTACGTCGGTTCCATCGGGAAGCGTGATCGTTCCGAAGATGCCGGTTGGCTTCGGTGGCGGCGGTGGCGGTGGCGGCGGTGGCGGCGCCGGAGGTGTCGTTGGATATTTCAACGCCACAGGTGCTGGCTTTGGTGGCTTAGGATGAGCCACCGGCGTCGTCGCGTCGTACCACTTCGTCTTCACAACCTTAGCCAGCGACGCCAACTTGTACTGCTCGCCGTCGACGTAGATCCACTTCTTGTTGGTGTCATCCCACTTGTGTAGGTAGAAGAACCCGTAGTTGGCCGACAGCCTGTACTTGCCATCTTCCGAGTACGCCAGAGGCTGGCCGCTGTTCTTCTTGGCGGCCAGGTCCTTCCACACCTTAACCTCGGGACCCTTGTCCACCGTCGTACCGTCGGCTAGTGTCAGCTTCGACTTCGGTGTTGATGAGGCAGCAGGCGCGATCTTTGTCGGACTTAGGTCAATCGCGTAGTTCCAATAGTCCGAGTGGTCTTGCGCCAGCTTCTTGGGATGGTCACCCTCGGCGAAGAGCTCGTACTTGTTCGTGGCCGGATTGTACTTGCGAAGCTGGTATCCACCGAAGTTGGAGACCAAGATAAGTTCTTTGCTAGGTGACACCGCGTGTAGCTTGTACCCGGCGTCTGGGTTGACGTCACCGATCGACTCCCAGCCATCCATTGGGATCGTGTAACCGGTCGACACTGGTGTTCCGTCCTTGAGTGGGAACACGTTAGGTGTCGTGCTTAGTCCGGTGAACTTATCCGTGATCGGTGGCGGAGAGTTTGGTGACTGTTCCGCGTGAACCCAACTCTTGAAGAAACCCACCTTGTTAGTTGCTGTGAGGTACGGATCCTTACCCGAGCCAGCAAGTTCATACTTATGCTTGTCAGGATTCCACGTTGAGACAAAGAACCAACCATCGGTTGAAAACAGTTGGTGTTGAAGATCTGTCGTTACGGCGTGCAGCTTATGTCCAGGAACAACGCTCTTATCCTTAAGAATCTGCTGCCAGTCTTCAGGCTGAATATCCTCCGCAAGTAGGACCTCGGTGCCGTCCGGCAGTGTGTCGATCGGTGACGCGATCGACACGTCCTTAACCTCACCCTCGGTCGACACCGGTGCGAGTGTCCACTTCGTGTTCTTGCCGAGGACGTTGTTGTCCATGAAGTTTGTGAGTTGTTCCTCGGTGGTGAACTCGTATGACGTAGGCACATCTGTGCCTTCATCATTGTGGTAGAACACCTGCAGCTTCTTAAAGCCTTCACCATCACCATCTTGCTTGATCTTATAGGTGAAGGTTCCACCTTCCTTGACGTACGTTCCGGTGGCAATGATCTTCGCGTACGTAGCCGAACCAAACGATGGTGTCGCGTTCCAGACCTCGTCTGCGGTGGCATTACGTGAACCAACGGTCGGCGACAACGTCGGATCACTACCGCCCGGCGTACCCGCGTACCACTTATCGGTCATGTTCCACGTGTCGACCGGGAAGTGATTTAGCAACGACGACTGTGGTTCCGCCGCGACGATCTCACTCGTCCAGTTCGGGCTGTCGGCGGTGCCGTCGTTGGTCTCGAGAACAAACTTGCTGTCATCGTCATACGTGACTCGCCACTTACCGTCCTCACGCGTCGCGACGACGTCACCGGGAACCCACGGCAACTTTTCTAGATCCGCAAACGACGTGACCACCTGCGGTACATGCACACCAGGTGTTGGCGTCGGTGCTGGCTTAGCGCCAGACAGTGATGCGTAGACCGGAGCTCCGGTCGGCGTCGGGTATATCTTCCACGAGTCGCCGTTGTCGTCGTTCATCTTAAGGTAGGCGTCGACCTCGTGTGGCTCAACCTTGACGAGCGCCACACCGTTCTTAAACACAAACATGTGTTCGCCAAGCTGACCCTTTTCAACGGTAAGAAGATCACCGTTCTCAAGATTCTTGTTGGCGATCACCGAGTAGCTCTTCACATCGGGATCGGCCAGGGCCTTCATGATCAGTGAGGTGCCGGGATGCTCGTCAGACGACGGCGGCATCACGGTCGGCTTCTTGACGTCAGGATGCGCGATGACGTAGTCGAGACCCTTCTTCGTCTTCAGCCACTTCTTAAGCTTGTTCGTGTACGAGCTGTTCGTCGGCGCGCTGGGCGGCAACCCAGTGTCCAGCGCCGCTAGGATCTGCATGTTCGTCAGGTGTTCGTAACCGACACCCGCATCTGAGGTCTTGAACGACTGCAGTGCATCCCAGATCGCCTCAGGCTTGTTGTGCCACTTCGCACCGTTGGCATTGAAGTACGTCTTAAGAACACCGATCTGCGCGGGCGACATGCTGGTGATGTCAGCACCTGGGTTCGGCGCAGGCTTCGGTGGATCGACGTTGACGAGATGCCACTTTGACGTACTTGTGTGATCTTGCGCCGTGAACGCTAAGTCATTTGCCGGGATGTTTGTCTCAAGGGTCATCCAGTCACTGGGGTTGTTCGTTGATTGCTTCTGGATGCGAAACTTCTTCATGTCTGCGTTAGGTAGTGATGTACCACCCGCAATGATGCGGAAGTTACCCTCAGGTGTCGTCACCGTCGCAATGACTTGGTTCTTGACGAACGTAGCCATAGACTCAAATGTGAACTTTTGCTTCCACGCTTCCGAGGTAAACGTTGTCTCGTTGTCACCACCGTAGGCACCGGTTGACACAGCACCGTCAATCGCCGCATTGTGCTGTGAGATGTTCGCCGGCACACCAAAGTGCGGAACGGCTACGTCACCCTTAAGCCAACTCTTAACACTCTCGTTTGAGTGATACTTGGTGACATCAGCGAGATCATCTTCCCACTCGGCGTCAGACGCGCCTTCACCCGGTAGACCCAGCTTGCTGACCACCGTCCACTTACCGGTGCTGTTCTGAATCTTACTGAGCTCGATCTGACCGGTGCTGATGTTGTACGTCATCGCCAGGCTACCGTCTGTCGTCACTCCGATCGTCGTACCGGGTGCGTTAAACAGTCCGGCATCCACCATGTCGTCAACGCTCAGCTCATCCTCAGGCTCCCACCATGTATCTGAACCGACATTACCGTCAAGATCTTGATTGAACAACGAGCTAGGATTCCACGCAATGTCAGCACCACCAGCTTTGTCGATCCACCACTGGTTAAACGCATCATTATCATGAAACTGAACAGATGACTTACCATCACCGGTCTCTTCGTACAATGCAAGCGGATAGTCAAACGATGTCTTACGAATCGTAACCGGGTTACCATTCTTATCATTTCCAGCGATAAGAATATTACCCGGCTTTGCGGTCTTAGCTGCGTCAAGAACATTCGTGCCAAGTTCAGCGTGCTTGGTGTCGACCGGATACGCCATCTTGACGGCAGATGTTCCCAACTTAGCCTGACGCTGTGCGGTCGTCTTCTTGTAAAGATCGCTAAAGTCCTTTTCCAGCGTATCACGACGCTGCATGATCGCCTTAAGGAACGTCTCAGGATCGTTACCGTAGGCGCTTAACCATCCGTTCTTGGCGGCACCCTGCGCGTACGAACCGAACATATCCCGGATGTCATCGTCAGAGAGCTCGGTCGCGTCAAAGATAACCTGCGCGATCGCATGATCTTCATCCGGATCGTGCATCTGGATGTTCTCGCCGTTGGCATATGCCTTCCACATGTCCGGGTACGTGTGCTTGTTTGGACTGAGTGGGCTCCACGGCTTGTAGTCCGGATCAAGCTTGTCCTTGGCGTAGAACCTGAAGGCGTGACCCTTGTCGATGGACGAGATGTGACCGTTTGGTAGTCTGATGAACTGACCGGAGTGTGCGTCGTTGTTGCCCAGGAGCCAGTCGAGGACTTGCTCCTTCTGCATGTCACGCACATCTTCTTCAGACAAGTTCGTCGGCTTAAACGAACCGTTCGGGAACGCGTCCTGGGCGTCGAACATCGCCTGCACGGCGGCCGGCTTGCCATCGACGTCCATCACCCACGTCTTGGGACCCTTAAGCCCGATGGCTGCCTGCAGCTTGTTCGCCGCGACGTCGAGCTCAAGCACAGGATCATCGTTAGGGTTCTTCTTACGACGCACCAACCAGCGCTGACCCTTGTCATCGATGTAGATCGGCGACGCGGAGACTCCCGTGGCCGCGTTCCCGATCTTCTTCATCTTCGCGGGATCAGGCTTGTGTGCGTTCATCACCGCCACGATGGAACCCGGCACACCAGGCGGCGATGAATACGACTTAATGACAACCGGCGGTGAAACCGGTGGTGGAGCTGTTGACTTCGGTGCGGATGCAGGCTGACGCCAGTCCCACTTCGCGTCCTTCGCCATCTTATACGTGTCGGCCTTGGTGTCATACGAGACCGAGTACCACGCATCAGTCACAGTGCTCTTCTGCTGCAGCTGGTACTTCTTCATCCCCGCACTCCAGCGGAGTCGATGAGTGCCATCAGCACTCACGGCGACGACCGTACCATCCTGGTGTTGCTTGTGAATGGTCGCAGGAATGAACTTCTTAGTTGACGGCGCAGATGATGTGACCTTCGCTGGCTCAACGTTTTCAAGAGGCGTTGGCACCGTACTTGGAATGGTAGGCACCGCGTTGGGTACGCCCGGTGGTGAATCCAGCTTCATGTTCTCCGGCACCGGCGTGGTAATGGTCGTGTCGGAGTCGGGACCCTTGTTCTCAAAGCCAGAGATCTTATGCTTAAGCGGCTCAGACATCGGCGACGAGCTGATGCCATGCGTCAGCTTGGAGATCCAGCCCTGCTGCTTATCCGTCAGGTTGTCCCAGGTCTCCTGGGAATCGATCGCGCCGACGGCATCCTTCAGCTGCGTGAATGTTGGGCTGTTCATCTTAAAGAAGTCAGCAAGTGGACCCTTACTGATGAACCGCCCGTCCTTGCCGCGCGGATGCTGCTCAGGCTGCCACTTACGGTGAACGCCACTCGCCGTCAGGGCCATGTCCATGGCGAACTTGTACGACTGCGACTTAGGTGGCTTCGGCGGATCAGCCGGGATGATGTCATTGGTATCGGTCGTCGAGTCACCGGTGTCGAAGATGTCGAAGATCTTCGGAATGCTGTCGGCCAGCGCCGGGTGGAAGTCACCATCACGCAACATTGTGGCGATCTGCTGCCTCGTCAGCCACAACGCGTTCATAACCTCGGCGTGATCGACCTCAGGCTCAAACTGACGTGGCGCCTCAGCGGCGATGTTCGTGTACTTCCACGGTTCAGGCTGACCCTCAATAGGCTGAACGGTTACGTGCGTACCCAGGTGCTTAACGTCATCCAGGTACTTCTGCGAGACGTGCAGTTCCTCATACGTCTCGCGAGCCGCACCCTGGGCCGGAGTCTCATACTGATCCATCGCACCGCCGGGAAGCTGCCACTTCCCGGTGTTGGAGACGGCCTTACCACGCTGGATGAAGAGGAAGCTGTCTTCACCGTCCTCGTTTGGCGCCTTGATCATGACACCCGAGGCGCCGTACGTTCCCCAGATGCGCCACTGCTGGTTCTTAACGAGGTACTTGTCGCCCGACTTACCACGCAGTGCCGCAGGTAGGATCACGAACTTGTTGGGATCCTTGGCGATCTCGGCGATCTGCTCAGGTGTGCGACCACCGTACTTGCGCTCAATGCGAGCCTGCTCAGCCTTCTTCATGGCTGCAAGCTGCTCAGGTGTCGGTGGCGCCTTCTTCTGCTTAGGTACCTTAAAACCACCAAGCAGCTTTGAGATCTCGACGTCACTCAAGTCATCGATGAACTCACCACTATGAGGATCCCGCGGATGATCTTTAGGATCCCAGTTAGGCTTACCCTTTGCCCACGGGTATCCCGCGGACATCATGACGAGCTCTTCCTCATCATCCGCGGTGACGTCAGGGAACAACTCGTATGTCACAGAGCAGCGACAGTTGATCGTCTCGTCCAGTGGTCCACGAGGATCTCCTGGGTACTGCATCTGTGAACGACCAACCGTGAACGGCTCGGAGATCTTTTGTGTCTGACCGTCAGCCTCATCATGTGTTGGCCGTGTGTGCGAGTCGTTGGTCGCCAGCCAAGACTTCTTGCCGTCGGGATCCACCATCGCAGCCTGAGCATATGAGCCAGCTTCTAGCGCAGCGTGGATCTCGGTACGTGCGATCGTCAGTGCCTTGGAGTCTGAGACGTTACCGACGTGCTTGATGCGCGCGGCGATCTGCTTGACGTCCTCATCTAGCGCGTAACCCTTGATGAGCTGCGTGTGGATCGCGTCCCAGACGTCCTGGCTTAGATCTTGAAACCGGTTGGCGGCCAGCTGCAGGTGTGTCTCCACGAAGTCTTCATTTAGGAGGAACGCCTTATCCCCCAAACCAAGGTCCTGACGCACCCTCTCAGCACCGTCGAGTACCTGCATGCCCAGATATCCCAGCAAGGGTCCGTCCACCTGCTGAGCCCACAGGGAGGGCAGCTCATTGAGGTCTGACATCGATACCCGCGTGGTCTGCTTACCGACCAGCGCGCGCATCACGGCACGCCACGCCTTCTGGATCAACGCAGCTAGTGTGTCAGCGCGCTCATCCTTCTCGTCGCGCGACCACCCCCGTGTGTCCGCCACGTCGAATCACCCCCGGGTGCGCTGGGTCACGTCGATACTGATCTGCTTGTCGCGTGTCCCGGGTGCGTCACCGGCTCGCGTCAGCTGCCTTACCTGACCATCTGCGATCTTTTGCGTCGCAGGTTGACCGGCCGTCGACGCTGAACCTTGACCCGGGCCGCTGGGTTTCGGTCCACCGACGACGGCCGGCGCCTGCTGTCCCGGAAGACCAGGCATACCCGGCAGCGCAGGCTGCGGGATCTCCATCTTGTCCCCGGTGAGCTCTTCATATGCGGGTCCGGCAAGCTGCCCGCCCTGACGCACCAGACCACGCTGGAGCATCTTCTTCTCTTCCTTGGAGGACGGCTTGTCAGCCTCGGTAAATCCGGTCTCTCGACGAGTCGCGGCGTCCGAGATGATGATACGGTCGTTGAGCTGAAGCGCCAGATCAGATCGGTCAGGCCGCTGTGTCAGCTGCGTGGTGTCGTACCATACCACGATGCGGTTGCCGTCCTTGGTGACCATCGACTCGCCGGCGGATTTCATCATCGGCGCAAGGTAACCAACGGTCAGACCACGCGTGACGATCTCGACCTTCGGTGCGATATGGATCTTGATCGCCGACTCCTCAAGCGTCGCCGACGACCAGTAGTTCGTGTTGCCAAGACCGGTCAACACCTCCTGTGGCAGGTTCAGTGACGCGGCCAGCCGGCGAAGCGCACCCTCACGGGCCTCAAAGATCTTGTCGTCCAGCGGCGTCGCGAACGTCATGTGCCTGAACTTCTCGATCAGGTCGGCGGGAACGCGAAGCGGAAGTGGCGCGGCGGACGCAGGACTGCCCGGGTTCTTGATGACCGCACGCATGACGTCGAGCAGCTCAGCGAAGAACGGATCCTGCTGCTCGGCGTATGCCGGGTTGACCGGCAGGGTCACCTCATCGGGAATTAGCCAGACGCCGTTGAGCGCGACGCGTGAGATCAGCGTCGCCATGATGTAGCGGTTGTACATGTCGATCTCGCGCATGGTCGCCAGTGCGGCGCGCGCCGGTGACGATGCCTTCCACGGCATACGCTCGTCGCGGTCCCAGATGCGAACGATCAACGTCTCCTTGGGCAGTGGGATCCACAGGCCCTCCTCGACCTGCAACTCCCAGCCACGCTGCTCCATGCCGAGGATGTTCTTGAACGTGCGCTGTGACTTCTTAATCGAGGTCTTAGGCTGCACCGTCCAAACTGTGCCGGTCTCATCGGGCTCCGCGTCGAGGATGACGCCAGCGTACGCCTCAACGGGCATGTCCATGTCGTTGGTGTTGAAGCCAACGAGGTAACCCTCACCCGGAACGGAGAGCTGAACCGCCAACGACTTAAGCATGGCGGACTGACCGGCGATGCCGCCGGCGAGCTGTTCAATGATCTCAACGGCTGGACCAGACGTGATCGGCTGTGGTTCGTCGCCACCCGGCGCCATCTCAGCCACGTTGAGACGACAGCGACTCAGCGCCTCAGCGAACCACGTGACACCGTAGTTGAACTCGCCGAGACCCTCGTAGAACGACCAACCTTCATCCTGCCAGCCATCGTACACCAGCGGTCGAAGCAGCATCAGGTCACGGGGGCTGGATATCATCTGCACCGCGGCGGTCAGCGGCGGTAGGTCAGCGTGCTGCCCGTTACGAAGCGTTGTCCCCCGTGACGCACGCCGAAGGTCAGATGCCATCTAGCTACTCCACCTTCTGTGCGAACCAGCCGGTGAACGCCGTTGCGGCGACTCCGTAGAGAACGGTGATCCAGATGCCTGCGAACCAGTCGGTCGTGTAGTACAAGATCCACATAGTCAGGGTGGCGACCCAAACCGAGGCGCACCAGTCACAGGTGATGAGGTACGCCAAGCTGCCGCCGAACGCGCCTAAGTGATTGCGACCTAGACCGCCGTGCTTCTTGATGTAACGCTCCCGGGCATCCTCATCGGCGTACTCAGGATGTAGGTATAGGACGATCGTCTCACGGGGCCACGCGACCAGTGGCATTGTGTCCGTGGTTACAAGCCGTGTCACCCGGTATACGAATAGACACAGCAGCACCAGTAGCAACCAGGGATTCACACTTATCGCACCTCAATGATGTCGGCCCCGCTGATGATACGGTACCACATCAAGCGGTAACTGATCAAGTGACGAAAAAGGCGAGATCCGAAGATCTCGCCTCAGTCGTCATGTGAAGTTAGCGCGTCAGACGGTATCCACCACCGGGATCATTCACGGAGAGCCAGCGGCGCACAAGATCACGTGTACGTTCTGTCGATTCACTGATCGAGTTAGACGACAACGTGAACAACACTTCGCGAAACTCCTCACGGCCATCAGCCAGTGAGTTGACCAGGTGGTCAAGTGTTTCCCAAAGTTCCTTGTGACGCTCAGCCTCTCCCATGATCTCTCCTGTCACTTTGTCGTAGAACGCCCACGCCTCATCTTGCCAGCTGCCGATCAACATCAGCAACCGTCCTCGTAGATGTTGTCGACCAAGAGCTCCAGATCTAGCTGCGCGTCGGCGAGTGCAGCTTGCGCGACCGCGACGATGTGACTGACATCGGGTGCCGGGTTAGAAGATGACAGCAAGATCCGCAGTCGATCAGACTGCACGTCTAGAATGCCCTTGACCTCGGCACGTGCCTTCGCATGATCCATCCTGTTCACCTCCTTTTACGACTAAGTCAATTATATCACACATAAGGCGTGATTCACAGGGATGAACCTGCGAACCACGCCTTGAGTGCCCTTACACGCGCTGCTTGCGCTGCGCGTTCTCCCAGCGGCGCCGACAACGCTTACGAGCCGCGTTACCACGGCCGTGATCACAAAAGCTGTGATCAAGCGTGCCGTTGGGGCGGAGATCGGGACCTGCTGTGAAGCCATCCACGTCAGACGTGTCGACCGCAAGCAGTAGGCTCTCATCATCTCGCACATCCGGTTGGTCCTCTTCGTGCAACCAACGTCGCGTATTCCCCGTGCGCCGCTGAGACGGTCGGGTGAACTCACCGCGCCAGTACGCCTCCTGGTACGTCTTTGTGGAGAGCTCGTGCATGATCGCGCCCCACATGCGCAGGTACAGCGTGTGTAGCCGGTGGTCCTTATACCGATCGGTCGTCGGCTTGAACTTCGTGTAGTCGATGTCAAGGCTCATCTGAGCCATGGCGGTCGCCCAGTCGGCCTTGGTGCAGTAGGCGCGGTACTCGTAGTCGGTACCCACGAGCGCCTGGATCTCGCCTAGCTTGTCACCCATGTACTTGGCCTTGAGGATCTCCAGGTCTTGGCGCCGGCGAGCGCGTACCTGAATGACTCGATCGTCACCAGCCGGGACGGTGCCCGCCGGTCGAACGGACGGCATCAGGATGCCGAACGACGTACAGATCCACATATAGCATCACTCCTATCTCTACCTTCCTAGTTCTATTTTATCACACATTGCGTTAGATGTACAACATTTACTTAAGATTTTTTATGCTTTTCGAGATATATGATCGCTTGCTTAAGTATCTCTACGTCGTGTAACAGTGATCCAATACCTAAATTACATCGAGAGCACAGCCATCCACGTAGTGTCTTCGTGATCTCATCATGATCAACATGTATTCGACCTTTAACATGCTTACCACATATTTCGCATATACCCGTGTATGTCACAAAAAACTTATCTAGTTCATCATCTGTGATTCCTGGAATCTTTTTCCTAAGCATGTGTACACGTGAATATGTAGCTATAGGATGTACGTCTGTCCTTCCACGTCTTGCGTTATATTCTTTGTAATACGCAGAAGAACACAACTTACAATATCTAGATAATGGCATTTTTGATACACGATCAAGATAAAAGTCACTAAGTGGTTTTGTCTGCTTACATTTACTGCAGTGAGCTTCATCGGTCATAGATCAAATTATAACAAAAAAAGTTATAGAGCCATCCCAGGAGTCGAACCTGGCCACTCCTCGGTCCTGCCGTCCCGGAGCGCTCCAGTCGGCTAGGGTTCCGTCGCTCTAGAAACGAGCGGAGATTGGTGCCTGTCACGACGGCCATGGGTAGGGGTTAACCCATTCCCTACCTCGCGTGGGCCCTGAACCTGCAGCTCAAGATCGTCTGCCTTACCACTCCCACGCTTCCCGGTGGATCAGCTTTCTTGTTCCCCACTGATGTCCGCGATGAACGCCTCGTCAGTGGGTAGCTCGGTCAGCGGCCATGATGCGATCAGTGCCACCGCATAGTAACCGTTCTTCCACACCTCATCGTCCTCACGACCGGCGAAACGACCTTGCTCGTGTGGAATCTCCTGAAAGCCCCTGTAGACCTCGAACACACCAGAGTCGAAGTCAACGACGTAACCCCACTCGGCGAACAGCGAGTCGAATGGGAAACGACCCGCGTCCTCGATCACGCCTGCCTTGAGCATGAGCCCAGGATTACCCTGTGTCTCGCGAAGCAGCTGGTACCAGGTCGGACGATCACTATGACCGCCGACGTGGGGGTTGTAGAACGGTTGGAGCCGCTCGATGTCCTCGTCAGTTGGCTCGGAGTCAACGGCAACCACGCGCAAGGCACGCGCCTGCTCCCGGATGATGTCCGGCTCAGCCTGCGGTTCGACGTGCAACCAGTGCAGGACGTTGAGACCAAGCGCACTCGGATACGAGTCGTAGTGGTTGTATGCGATCTTTTCGGTGCCGTCGATGACGAACCCGATGAAGCCTCTTGTGCTCATGTCTCTCCCATCACTCAGTCTTGTGACTTCACAGCCTTGATCTTCGTCCAGTAAAACACCGACTGCAGACCCATGCTGTCCTGCCGAACGTCCGCCCACGCGGACACCGGCACAAGCTCGTGATCAAGGTGCGGAACCACAGTGGCCATGAAGGCGCCCAGATCACGCAACTTGCCGACGATCGAGAAGCAGGTCTCGCCGTACATCGCCCGACCCGAGTAGTCCCACCGGATGGTGTCAGGGTCGAAGTCGTCAGACTCGTAAGCGGCGTACTCAATGTCCTCCGCGTTGATCAGATACATGATCTCTCCTATCAATCAGAATCACTACAGCTATTATATCACACAAAATGACAGATGAGCGCCACCCGCGGATAGGAGTACGCAGGGTGACGCTCATCGTTTCTCCAGCCGACCAATCCATGTACTCGCCGGAGAGAGCCACGTGAAGGTATCGAACCCTCGACATTCCGCTTACAAGGCGGACACTCTACCAACTGAGTTAACGTGGCGTGGCACGATGGCGTTTCTCCAAGCGCCACCGTGCTTTGTGCAAAACAGCACCAACAGCATGTCCGTGGCTAGTGGACATGGAACCAAGACGTTGTCTTGACCCGCTGGGAGTGGAGGACTCGAACCTCCACAGCGGGAACCAAAATCCCGCGTCCTGCCATTAGACGAACTCCCAATGCTGTAGGCGACCCCGTACTCAGACGGAACCTTTTAGGAGTTGGTTAGACTCCCTCTATCCGGTAACCAGCCGGACCTACCTCGGGTGACTGAAGAGGATCGAACTCTCGTATCTGGGACCACAACCCAGCGCTCTACCATTGAGCTACAATCACCGTACGCCGTGAAGGTATCGAACCTTCGTCCCCCGGGTAAAAGCCGGGTGCTAAGCCACTCAGCTAACGGCGCTTAAGGAGGCGCAGGTCTGACTCTCGCTTGGATAGTAAGCTGTCATGATCAGCCTTCGAAGCCATGTTCACAAAACTTCGTTAACGCCTCACGCGGAAGGTGAGGGACTCGAACCCCCAACCGTTGCCGGCTCTGGTTTTCAAAACCAGTTCCCACGCCAATGGGAGACCTTCCGTGTAGTGATATTTCGGTGGACGGTATCGCAACCCACACTGTCCGTTTATGCGACCGGGTAAATCCAGCTCACTACGACTGGCCGTATGCTCGGAGGGACTTGAACCCTCACACCCGTAGGTACCAGATCCTAAGTCTGGCGCGTCTGCCGTTCCGCCACGAGCACGTGTGTAAGAGCGCAGGAGTCGACTAAGGTGTAGAAAGGCGATGACACCCGTCATGACCGACCCTTGGCGTAATGCGAGATGGCTATAGTTTCCGCTTTAACGCTCTTACGTGTCCTTCACAGGATTTGAACCTGCAACCTCGGCGTTATCAGCGCCGTGCTCCTACCAGTTCGAGCTCGAAGGACTTGGAGCCGGGGTGGGCAGGCATGGCGTCCTGACCAACCCCACCCCGACGTATCCCCAGCAGGATTTGAACCTGCGACCTCTTGATTCGTAGTCAAGCGCGCTATCCACTGCGCCATGAGGATATGCTGTGAAGGCAACAACCCGGATGTTCGGCGCTACCGAGTGGTACGGGCTTAAGCCTCCTTGGGAGCTACCCAAGGATCAGACCTGTGTACCTTCACAGTGTTAACGTGGAGGATCTGCAGATCCATCACGTCACGTAGAGTTATGGGGAATCGAACCCCAACCCGGTGGCTGAGAACCACCTGTGCTGCCATTGCACCATAACTCCATTATAACGAGTGACAACCAGCCGTGGCGTTAACGGATTGGGGTCCGCAATACCATCTCAGCCCGGTGTTTCTGCATCGTAAGGCCCCAACCCGACGACCGATACTCCCGTATACCCAAGGCCCCGCGTGGAGCCCGGGTACAGCCACCAACTCGTTATTGGAAGGTCATCCTCACGCCACCACGCGTCCTACCCTAAAGTGGGCGGAATCACGTTACCTCCCGAGGTGGCTCTGGCGTCCCATGCCGGACTCGAACCGGCGATCTTCGGATTGACGATCCGACGTCCACTCCATGCTGGACCGATAGGACAACGTACGCTGTGAAGGACTTGAACCCTCAACACCCTGGGTGTAGGCCAGGTGCTCTTCCAGTTGAGCTAACAGCGTATGAAACGAATGTAGTTGTCAAGTAACCGTTTCGTAAGGTTTACTTTATCACACTTTGTGTGATCGTGCAACTACTTATCTCAAGATTTTTTCTTCTAACGTAAAGGGCGCAGCATGGGCTACGCCCCTCACTCTCAACCTGTACTGTGCTGTGTATATTGTATCACGTTTATGTGCTCCGAGAGGGAGTCGAACCCTCACGCAAGTTTCCTCGCAGCAGATTTTAAGTCTGCGGTGTCTCCCATTCCACCACCGGAGCTGGACGACGAACTAGATCATACTGATAGTAACGAGTGCTCTTACCTTTATTCTTTCCACGATACGATCCCCCGTGAACTTCAGCTTAGACCGCAGGCACCGCTGCACGGCAGACGACCTCGTTACGTCGATCCACACGTGTCTCAGGCAATGCCACACCATTAAGGTAGAACACACAGGTGATGAGCGTGGTCTTACGCGGTCCCGTGACGCGAATCGACGAGATGATCGACGATCCCTTCGCGGCCTTCAGGATGACCTGATGGTACGGTCGCTGCGACTCACACTCATTCGGCAGATCCTGAGGTGCCGTCTCAGCCGACGTGATGTAATCCGCGTAGAACGCACCTGTGTCATCATCGGTCAATGGGTGACCGTCCTTGCCGTCCACGGCATTAATCACCATCGTGATGTCAACCGTGTCATCGGTGTAGACACAAAGCCACAGTCGACCAACATCGGGACCTCCCGGCGTACCGGGCGGCGGGACGTAGCATCCCGCCACACCGATAGCCGCGAGGAGCGCGATCACGATGAAGCATGCGATCTTCTTTGCGCTCCTCATGAGATCACGCTCCGCTCGTGGTGTACAGGATCACGATGCGACCCGTACCATCGAAGCGACTGGCCACCTTGATCAGCTTGCCGTTGTCGTAGATGTCGACAGCCAGCAAGTCCTCACCCGGCCATGTCACATTGCCGGATAGACGCACCGGATTGGGTAGGTCACCCCAGTAGGTGAACGTGCCGCGCCACTCTCGCACCGCACGCGTGATCTTGACCTGTGCTGGCTCATTGGTGATAGGGTGCCGCGCCAGCTCGCCGGTGACCGCGTCCTTCAACTCCAGCGTTGCGGTGAACGTGACAATGGGATGACCCTTCGGCACACTCACCACGATGTCGATCGTGTTCATCTTCCGCGCAGGTGTCGTACCTTCGGGCTTCGCACACCCAACTCCTAGAATCACCAGAAGTCCGAGCGCGATCAGCCACTTACCTCGCGTCAATGCGATCACTCCCATCTATAATGTTTAAGCGATCACCACGAGACGGTGAACGCCTTCTTGCCACGGTAGACCTCGAGGAACGCGACGACGTCATCGACATCCGCGATGCTGTACGAGGTATCGTTGGTGCTCGCAAACGCCTCACGTACCTTGGCGATGAGGTCATCATCAATGACCGGCTCCTTCTCGCCGATCAACTCTGAGATCACACCCACTACCGCCGGCACGTAGGTCTCGGTGGCCTCCAGCATCATGGCCTTTAGCCACGAAACCGAACCCACCCAGATCTGTGGAGAGTTGATGATCGCTTGCCAGTGACGACAGTCGTAGTCTGTGCCGCATGCACGACGATCCATGCTGAAGTACTTACTCGTCAACGTATGAGCGTTGAAACAACGCAAGTCCTCCTCGGTAACGCCAACCATCACATGAATGTGCATATCTGCAGACACACGTCACTCCCATCACTTCGGTCTTTTTCGTTCCGGGGGTGGGATTTGAACCCACGTCCTCCTGATTATGAGTCAGGTGAGCTACCGAGCTGCTCCACCCCGGGTAGTGGAGCCGGGATCTGTAGATCCCGGACTCCCATCTTAGAGACGCGTTACGATTGTATCACGCCGTGGTCGGCGCGACCTCCGCGTAACCTGGCACGTAAAGGCGCATGACCATGCTGTCGATGCGCGGGTAGATGTAGGCCTTGACGCTGGTCGATGAGATGCGCTCGAAGACCTCCACGTCCTCGGTATTCGGGCCGGTCGGCTTGGTGTCGAGCACTATCACCGCGTGACCCTTGGTCGGCAGGATGACACCGGGGTTGTCCATCACCGGCAGGCTCTGCACCTTGATGACCAGCTCTGGGTCGAGTGTGTCCACCTTGACGTAGAAGACGAGCTTATTGTGCCAGTACATCTCCCAGATCGCCACGGTGCCGAACACGCCCATGTAGACCATACCCGAGCCGCTTGCGTCCTTCGCCATGATCTCTCCTATCACTCGATCACTGTGGTTCCATTATATCACATATTTTTCCGCTGTGGTAGCCTTCCCGTGTAAATGTAGTCGTAGATCTCCAGCACCAGCGCCTCGACGTCGGTCACCGGGTCAGGCCCCGCGATGATCGGCGGACCCGGCTGGCGTCGACCTGGGTGATCGGGAGCGAGGATAAGAGGCTTCATCACACACGCTCCTCCCAGGCATCCAGCCACATCATCATGGTCTCAAGCGTCATCATGCTGAACTCGTCAGCGTGGATGCGCCGCTGCTCACGACCTGCTGGATCGTACTGGGTGATGACGCGACCACCCTCGTAGATGTAGGTGGCGTGCGGCCGGATGAAGCGTGTCTTGCGGTCTCGCACTCGTCGATCGGTCCATGACATGACTTGTCACTCCCATCACTTAGTTATGCGACGGAAGTAACTTTACCACACACATATCAGACTGTGGTAAATGCCAGCCCGATTGCGAGGAGACAGACGCCACCCCAACCAACGCTATGGGTCTTGAACGACTCCCAGCCAGCGGCGATCGCGGCTACGATAAAGAAGATCAACGCGATGTTGTTCATGCGCTGACAGTTTCCACTAATGTTGATCGTTAAACGGCAGCCTTCTTCGGTGGATGACAGACGGGACACGCGTAGCCGCTCGCAAACGGTGTTGGCGAGTTAAGTACGATCGGTCCATTGTGAACGTGACCACATGTAGGACACTGCACGGCTGTGTAGACACCATGACTGTACTGCGGTTCAGGTTCACCACGTTCTTCCATCAGCTGCCGCACATAGACGATGGCATCCAGCAGCTCGTCATACAGGTCCTGAAGCGCATCACGACCGTTGTTGACCTGCAGCAGCGCGCCATACTTTCGTAGACCGAACGCCTTGCGCTCTTGTATGTCCTGGATGACCAGGTCGTGCATGCTGGGGCCGTCGTTGGGGACCGGAAGTGGCTGTGTGCCGTCGTATTCGTCACTCATGAGCTCAACCTTACCATATGTCACAGACATGACAAAATACTACGTGTAGCGTGTGACATAATGACGTGATATGTGGTAAAATAGAACTAGAAGCAAAACGGATAGGAGTGATCGAAATGAACGACATACGCGACAACCGATGCGAGCTTTGCGGCGAAAAGTTCGTGGTCGACAAGTTCGGTCTCTACGTTGATGAGGTCGGAGAGTTCTGGAACGAGGAGACCGAGGACAGTGTGCTCGCGCACGCGCAGTGTGGTTACGACGCCGAGCTCGAGATCGCCTAAATCAAAACTTCCAAGATGGCCCGGCCAGATGGCTGGGCCATCTTTGTGTTAATCAACCATCATGTCAAAGAGCTGGTCCGTCGGCGAGATCTGGTTGATGAGGCTCTCGCCGCCAGCACCTGACCACGCGCCCCATGCCTGCGTCTGTGCCTCGCGCTTCACCTCGTAGAACGACAAGATGAGCGCCTCAGCACGGTCAGGTGAGAAGCCGAGCCGATCAATGACGTCCTTCTTCGGCTCAATCTTAATCTTACCGTACGAGTCCATGATGACATACCGCGGTGTCGTCAGCTCATAGATGACGTCCTCATCAACCTCGCTGAGGTCCCAACCCTCCAGCCGTGACAGCTCACGCCCGACCTGCCACCACAGGTAAGCGCGCATGTTGATGAATTTCTTCTCGAAGCCAGACGGCGGTGCGGCTCCGAAGTTGACCGCTACGACCTCAGCCGCGTGAGTCGTGTCCGGTGACGTGGGGTTGTTCCGCGATGACAACTCCTTCAGTCGACCGGCAAGTCCCCATCCCAGACCGGTGGAGTCCACCTTGACACGCGTGAGCTTCCACTCGCGAATCTTTTCAGCCAGGATCCCGACACTACGCATCGGATCGTTGTCCAAGAACTCGAACTCACGACCTGCCTTAGTGCCGCAACGCTCGCGCAGTACGGTTCGGTCGCCACCGGCACCAACGTCAATACCACCCTCACGTGGCTCACCCTCCGGGTGTTCGAGGTTCTGACAACGTATCGCCATGTCATAGGGAATCGTGGAGAACGGGTCACCACCGGATGGGAACTCACCACCACACTTAGACTGGAAGAGGGCCGACTGACTTCCCCACTTTTCACGACGCTCTTCCACCCAGCGCTTCGAGACGAGGTGCAGCTTCAGCTCGGCCGAGACCTTCTCGTCGGTGTACGCAGGTGTGTGCTGGAACCCGATGTGAATCGTGTGCCAAGACTCATCCTTCTCACACACGCTCATGAACTCGCCTGGGCCGTCTGGGTTGCCGATCGCCAGCTGGCGACCATACTCGTTCGATGCGAGTGATGAGGCTTCATCCCATAAGTTCTTAGGGATGCCGTACGCCTCGTCGAGAACGGCTAGCAGGTACTTAGCGTGGAGACCCTGGAAGGCCGCCTCCTGATGGTCCGGTGGCTTTCTACCTAGGGCGATCAGCTGTCGTCCGATGTACCACTCACGCAGGTTACACTGTCCGACCAGCCCCAGCTTCCGATGGAAGCGGCCGATCTCGTACCACAGGATCGCGTCGACCTGCTTTGACGTCGGCGCCGTGGTGATGGCACGCGCTTCGCCAGGCGGATGGACATCCAGCCACCAGCACACGATAAGCGCTGAGATGTATGACTTGCCCGCGGAGTGGCATGACTTCACAGCGGTGTTGGGATTCTCCACCACCGACATCATGATCTCTTTTTGCTTACTCCACAGCTCGACGCCAGCGCGTTCACTCGCCCACTTCACCGGATCGTTGCGGTAGCGCAACTGAGGTGGGTCGATGACGTCGGCCAGCGCGCTGGTCAGCGAGGGTAGAGACAGCTGCACCCTACCATCATAACACAATGGTAGGGTGCGGTACTGCTGTGTCGATCAGACGCTTGCAGCCAGCGTCGCCGGGTCGACGACCTCCATCTGCGAGCGGAGCACGTTGGTGTAATACTTCCCACCGTCGCCACCCAGCTTGACGATGCGGTAACGCTCGTTGCGATTCTGCGCCATGACGACATACAGCTCGTCCTTGAAGCGAACGAGCGTGCCGATCACCAGCGGCGGCTCCCAGGTCATCGTCAGCGAACGAACCTCCGCGGCCGCGTTGACTGCGACGTCGTCAGCTGCTACGAGGAAGTGGCGCGGAGCGCGAAGACCACGTACGCTGCCGGGCACCTCGAGGTCGACGTTCTTGGGGAGGAACTTCTTGATCGTGAAGGTAACACCAGCCCACTTACCCGCGACGTCCGCGCGAAGTTTGACCTGATCGCCTACGCTAAAGTCCATGATCTCTCCTATCACTGTTGTCCCTGTGGTTCAAATTATATCACACTTTAGTCACGGCATGACTCGATGAAGCCGTCCATGTCAACAAGATTCATCTCGTAACCCTCGGGAACGACGCGGTAGATCTCTTGGAGGAATCGCATCACGGGACGGTATGGCGTGCGCAGCCAGACGATGTCGACGCCGTTGTGCATCTCGATAATCAAGATATGATCCTCACGCCAGATCTTGATGTCACCGTCGCCAACGCGATGAGTTGCAACTACACCTGACGCGAGAAGATCACGTGCGAACGACCACTCGACGAACGATTCACCGTCGTTGTCTTCATTGACGCCAATGAAGACGAGGGAGACCGCGAACGGATCGCGTGTGTGGTACATCAGGCGAACGGGTACGTTGATGCCGTGACCACCGTCGTCAGAACGGGCTGTCACGTACACGAGACTTTCATATACCTTGTGGTCCATCGATCACTCCTATCACTAGACTACGTAGAGTCACGGGGAGTCGAACCCCGGCTACGAGGGTGAAAACCTCGAGGTCTGCCGTTAACCTATGACTCCGGGTGGAGGAGTGATCTCCCCGGGAGTTTCGCCACCCACACCAACTCTCTTAGATCACTCCTCCATCGCAGACTTTATCAGGATTAATCCTGTGATGCAACACCGTGTTCACGCTTCCACATCGCCTCACAACGCGAGCAGACCGTGTCACGGGCTTGCGGTGCCTTCTTCGTGATATACGTCACGACACCACACATTCCGCGGTGCATGGTGGCCGCGCGGCTGATGTGCCACACTCTTGACGAGTTCGCGCGCACCGGACGTCTTCCTAATGGAATATCAGCGACAATCACAGCTGTCGCACCTCCCTAGAGCCACTTTCGCGCCGCAGCGTGCTAGTTGCCTACGGGCTAGAAACGACATGGGGAGACATCCGCTCACCAGATGTCTCCCCACACCCTAACCCCAGTCCCATTACGAGGACAAAGATTAATCTACCAGGTTCTCCCACGGCCACGCCGCGTTACGACCGGCCTCCAGGAGGCTGATCATCGAGAACGCCTGATCAGACAGACCGCCGAAGACGAACCGGTTCGGGTTCTTCGGCTGCGAGCCGACCCGGTAGCCGACGAGGTTCCAGACGTAGATCGGAACGTCGTCCGGCACGTAGCTCGACGGCAGTCGACCATACGTCTGCTCATCCGTCACGATGATGATGCGATCGTGCTTGGCGTACGTCGTTGTGACCGTACCCCACGTGTTCGTCCCACCACCCTGGTCGACGTAGCCGTTCTTGACGATCGGCAGCAGGCTGCCGTTCTTCGGAACGTCGACGCGGATCTCCGTGTTCGAGTAACCATAGAGATCAGCCGACTCGGCGCGAAGCGCAAGTGCCGCACCGAAGATCTTCGCCGCCTGTGCGTTGTCCAGCGACGACTTCTCGGTCAGCTTCACACCGTACATCGATCCCGACAGGTCTACGAGGATGAGAGACCTTCCCGGTAGCGGCGGAACATTAGCTAGAGATGCGTTGATAGCCTTCTCCAGCGAGTACGCCCAGCGGAGGTTTGACGCCGCATTGTAGGCGTTCCAGAAGCGGAACGGGAATTGCCGTGAGCTGGCCACGTTGGCTGGATCAGCCAGACGCTTCGCCACGGTCTCCGCCACCTCGTCTGAGACGCCAGCCTCATCGAAGTTGCGCAGGTTCCGCAGTGTGGCCATGTACGGCATCGTCGGGATCAGTGCCTCCCACAGCAGCTTCTTGTCGATCGTGGAACCTACGAGGGAGAGCACATCCTCCCACGTCAGACCGGCCTCCTTGATGCGCTGGGTGACTTCTGACTGATGCGAGAAGTCGATCATGCTGCGAATGTCACGACGCACCGCGGCGTTCAGACGCACCATCTCGAGCAGATCCATGACCGAACCCGATGTCTCGTGTCCGTGCATGCGATCTAGTGCGAAGCGGAACACCGCGTTCTGCTCGAACGATGATGCGGTCGGGTGCGTCAGATCCAGCACGCGACCGAAACGGAAGTCGTGGCTGGATGTGTCGTACTTGAGTAGGCTGTACTGGGTGTACAGCCGTGATGCGGCGTCGGCGATGCCGCGCTTGATCGGCTTCGGGATGACCTTGCCGTAGTGACCCAGCCAGTAGGCCAGCGCCTCGCCCGGCTCATCCGCCCGCTGGAGACCGATGCCGGCCACCACGCGTGCCGCACCGAGACCACGTTCGTCGACGGCTACGATCTTCGCCTCGACCAGCGCCTTCGCAGCCTCGAGGCCGGCGACGACCGAGGCCGATCGCATGTTGGCCTTGATGCGTAGCCACTCGACGAAGTTGACGATCCACGTCGGATCGAAGACCGCGACGGTACGCACCAGCTTGCGGAAGCGCTCGTCACGCTCGGACTTGCCCTCGTAGAAGGTGTCCTCGCCGACCATGTTCGACACGGCGAGCAGGAACAGCTCGGACTTCTCGTCGCGGACATAACCCGCGCCACCCTCGTGTGTGAAGGTGACTGGGTGATCAGTCGTCGCCGTTCCGATCGCTGATGACTTGAGTGTCCGCGCGGTGTGCACGGACTTGACGTTGAACTTCGCCATGCGGCCCAGCTCCTATCTTACTTGCGGCGTGCGCGACGCCGGAGTGTCTTCTGCCAGTTCGCACGCACACGGCGTGCGATCTTGTACATCTGCGCCCTACGCCTCGACGCCATCAGCCACCGAACCCTCCAGGACCGGCATGGTCTTCGCATCGCGAAGAACCACCCAGTTGGTGGTCGGCGCGCCGTCCTGGGTCAGCCAGAGGACGAAGTCGTCCCACTCCATGCGGTTGGGTCCCGCACCGGTGACGTACCAGAAGCCGGCGGCCTTGACGGCCGCGTAGGTGTAGGTGTTCGAACCGACGGTGCGATCGAACGCGACCACGGTGCCGTCGCCGTAGACGTCTTGTCCGTGTGCCTCGATCGCGGCGAGCCGGTCCTCCAGCGCCTTGGCGTTGCGCCGCTCCTTGAGCAGCTCCTTGACCCTGGCATCAGTCTCTGGGTTGCTCGACCGACGCTGGAACTCCGACCAGGAGGTGTGTCCTGACATGATCTTTTTCCTTTCCCTTCCATCACTTGACATAAAGATAGCCACGCCCGAGAACAAGACGCCGGACGGTATGGTTTCTATTTGCAGGAGAAGTAACCGTCAAGCTTGGCACCGGGCGTGGCACTAGGCTAGCCCTCTGAGAACAAGGTCGGTGACGCTGGCTCTTTTCCTATGAAGTAAGCGTTACCTAGGCACCAGAGGTACGTATGTAGTTGTCTTCAGATGTGACTGAGAACACGTCGATCACGGACAGTATCCACAGCATTATAGCCTTCACAGGGCTAGGCTCTTGGTATCTGAAATTTGTTCTTTGGGTTCAGAAGTACCCGTCATCCTGGCACCAGTCACATTTTAGTTGTCATTTTCATGATCGCTGAGAACATGTTGTCGTGCGTCCGGGGCTCTCTCGAGTGATCCCGATATGCGTTTTCGCAACGCGCAAGGCAAACGACCTAGGCCGTTCTCCTCGCTCTCTGGTAGAAGTAACGCACCACGAGGCACCAGCGATCTTTAGTTGTGATCCTCCGAGAACAAGGCGGCGAGACGATTCGTTTGGTGCTCTGCCAGTTGAGCTACAGCCCCATTGAAATGGGGCCGGCAGGACTCGAACCTGCAACCACCCTCTTAAAAGGAGAAGAAGTTCTCACCTAGGCACCGGAGGAAATATGTAGTTGTTCCTTGCGGAGTCGGACACCGAGGAGTCGAACCTCGAACCCCCGCGTCCCAAACGCGGTGCTCTGCCATTGAGCCAGTATCCGTTATGGTTCCTGAGAACAATGTCGATCGGACGTCTTTTAGATGCGCCTCACCAAACTGGGCTACGACCCCGATGATCGGGGCGGCAGGATTTGAACCTGCGTCCTCATCTTCCCTGAAGAAATCCCAATCTAGGCACCAGGAACCAACCAAGTGAATCAGTGCGAGCCTGCCGGAGCGGCTTACGAGATTAACTGTACCACACTTCCTATGATCTTGTAAATCATTTAAGAGATGTAGTCCTCGTCATCGAGTGCGTCAACCAGCGCGCCGCGGACGTCAGCCTCACGGAAGCGTGTGTGACCACCCGGGGTGCGAACCGCCTTCAACTTGCCGGTGTTGGCCCAGCGCGTCACGGTCTTAGGGTCCACACGGAAGATCGCGGCGACCTCACCTGGCTTGAGTAGCTTGTCATCTAATCTATCGGTCATACAGCTATCTTAAACACAAAAGTGGCCGATCGCAACTTTTCGTCGCGACCGGCCACTTAAGGTCGGTTTCGGTACCTTAGTGGATGACGCGTGTCGTCTGACCGGTCACCTCGACCAGCCGGTAAGACAGCGTGTGGTGCTGCTCGGTGATCTTCTGACGCATCAGGTCAACGAGACCCTTCCAGCCGGTCAGGTTGTCCCGACCCATCAGGGTCAGCGTGGCACGGTCGGCGACCTCGTTGACATGCCACGTGTGGCCATCATGTGAGTGTTGTATTCGCAACATTGGTCACTCCCCTCACTTAAGAACACGGATCTCAACACCGACCCGCGCGATCAGCCGGTAATGCTTCGGCAGCTTGGCCGAGTCGGCTGCGGCGGCCTCGAACTTCGCGATCGCCCCGCGCCACAGCACCAGGTTGTAGCCCCAGTTGGGAATGTCGCACAGGGGGTCGTTGTCTGAGCCGCCGTGCCACTTCGTCCCGTCGTATGAGTGCTGGATCGCAAACTTCATCAGGACACCGTCCGCGGAATCGACAGCACCGTGACGTCGTACATCGGGACGAGACCCATCAACACCTGCATGTCTTGCGCAGTGGTGATGATGATCGCCCGGTCTTGGCCATCATCGGTGCGTCCCTTATACTCGATGAGATGACGAATCTCGTGATCATCGAGTACGACGGAGAACTCAGCCCAGTCGGGCGTTACGATCTCGAGTACCTTGAAGTCCATGATCTCTCCTATCACTTGATCACTAAGACTATTTTATCACACAATCATGACACGCCACACGATTTGTCACAGGAGTTTTTGTGATCTTCACAGTGAACGATGCCATCGATTACGGTCGTATCCCAGGATCTGCGGCAGTGGCTACAGCGTGGCGGCAGCGGCTTGTCCTGGGAGGCCTTGAGGCGCTTAGCGCCATCCTTAGCGCGAAAGGCGCCGGGACCAAGGTAGGTCCCGACGCCTGAGGCGTTCTTCCTAGAGGTCACTAGTCTCTCCGGTTGACGTCAGGAACCAGGCGAGGATGAAACTTCATGATGTGTGTAACCAGATACCGCGCGTGACGTCCTCGCCAGTCGCAGCTCTCGTCAGGACACGTCCAGTGTCGTCGTGATCTCGGCTGTGGTTTGTGATGCAGTCGAATCGCGCCGGCGGATGCAAGCACCAGACCGACGAGAAAGATCACGATCGACACGAACGTCTCCACGTCAGGCTCCGATGCTGTCCGCGACCAACGCGCATATCGCGATGAGGGCGATCGCACCGTACACCGAGAAGATCCCGTTGAGGACGATCTCCCACCACTTCAGTCGAATCGTGGTGCAGCGTACCTCATGCTGCGTGATCTGACCACCAACGTCATCACCCTCGATGATGACGCCGCACGTGCATACGTACCTCATAGCTCCTCCGGATCGATCGCCTCGGTGCTCTGTTCGACCAGGTTCGGTCGGAACTCATCCTTGGGAATGGTGTCGATGAACGTCTCGATCACCATGTTCTCGATGTGAATGTCCGGGTAATGATCCTTGTTAGCGCGCACGAGGTCCTCCGAGATGCCGCGTGTTGCGGCCATCGCGCGTGCCTGCGTTGAGTACACACCGCCGAAGACGACGCCGCTATGTCCGGTCTCCGCCTTCGGATCGAACATCCGCACGGTGATGATGGAGACCCAGTACGACGTCATGCCCTGCGTCATCACAAAGCCGTCGGAGACCATGCTCGCGGCAAGCTCCTTGATGACGTCCGCGTCAACGTCGTACGCCGGCGTGTCTTCCTTGGCGGTCAGATCGCGATCTTCCGTGGTCATGATGGGAAGTCCTTCCGCTTCACCTTGACGATCAAGCGCTCACCGTCGCGGCCGAGTAACCCAACCTCCGTCACACCGACGAGACCCTCTGCCTCGTGACCCGGGTTCCAGTGAGAGAAGACGGTACCGGTGCGAATCCAGTCGATCGCGCTGTTGATCGGACACCGGTAGATCACCGGCACGACCTCAAGTCCCATGCCCTGGGCGACGTCCTCGATGCCGTCGCGCTTGAGCCACCACGGCCCGACACGAACGTCGAAGAGCACGAAGCTCTGGTCCGGACGGTAGATGCCACCGGACTGGATCCCGGCGCCGTAACCCTCGCCGTAGAGTACGACTGGGTTAGCCCCGAACTGCTGCTCAAAGAGCTCCTCAGGCACCAGCTGGTCAAGCACGGCGACCAGCTTGGCCGGTAGCTGTGCGTTGTCCGTACGCCCACCGTAGGTCACCTTGTGCCCGTCCCAGATGAGCCGGATGTTGGTGCCGTCGACCTTCTCGGTCCAAATCCACGTCAGCTGCGCGGTGGCGGCCAACTCAGGCGACGACCACTCGCCGTCGATCAGCTTGTTCCGGTTAGGTCCGTCGGTCTCACGTCGGAACGGGCTGGGAATCTTCTGATACGTCGTCATAGTTCTCCTCCATAACCCCATCGGTGCCAAGCGTATGGATTGCCTCGACGCCAGGAGCCATTGGTGTCTCGCCAACGCTCGACCCAGCGAAGTGTAGCGGCGCCGCGCCAGGCGCGTGCCGCACCGTCCTCATCAGCACGAGGCTGCTGAAACCAGCGCGTGTTAGCGACGGTGTCGAGCAGCTCGGCGACGTCGTCAGGTTCAAGCACTCGCGTCATCGTGACCACTTCTCCCACGGCATCCAACCATCAGACACCTCGTAGATGAGGAACTTCTCGTAGGTCAGTTCCTGATGTGGATGCGCCATGCGACGCACCTCCAGTGGGTCGCTCGACTCACACCAGACCTTACCATCTGGCGTGAGTGAGCGATACCACGTTCTGACATGCTTGCGCATGGCCTCGGTCATGACAGGAAGTACCTCACCACCGTGGGAATGAACCACAGCACCTCAGCCGTCCCCATGGCGGAGATCAGAAGGATGAGTACGATTGCCTGACCTGTTCGATCGACGTTGAAGAGTCGATGCGTGTAGACCGCCATGACGAGCGCACACGCGATAGCGGCGAACGCCGCGATGATGACAACGATCATGATCACTCCTATCGTTGGTATCGATTAATGTTCATTATATCATACTTGCTCAATGCCAAACAGGCACCTCATCCGAAGACGAAGTGCCTGCTCAGCGTTCTTGCCGGTTACTTGTTCTGGTTCAGCAGCACGTTGCCGTTGGACCCGATGATGATCGTGCAGTTCGGGTTGGCGGAGCATGCCTTGATCGCCTCGAGCTGCCGGTTCGCCAGCTCCAGCTCCAGCCACGCCGGGTTGTTGTAGAGCGCCTCCTGAGCCTTGGCGGCCTTGAGCTTGCCCTCCGCCTCAGCCACCTGTGCGGCGGCGTTCTCCAGTGCCTTGACCTTGGCGTTACGTGCCTCCTGGATCCCCGGGTCCGTGTAGTCCACGTCCTTGAGGATCACCTCGACCGGTGTGCAGTTGCCGGACTTCCGATCGAAGGTCGGACCGCAGAAGAAGTCCCCACCCAGGAGCCGCTTGAGTTCCGGCTGGAACGCATCCGCGATCTTCTGCTGCACCTCGGCGTTACTGACGCCCGACACCAGGATGTCGGCCGAGTACTCACGCACCACGTTGCGCGTGGAGGTGATCAGCGCGGTCACGATGGTGTTGTTCAGCATCGTGTTCCAGCCAGCCTCGGTGTTGGCCTGGTAACGACGTCCCTGGGTCTCCCACCACTTGACCAGTGGCGAGTCCTTGCCGCCGACACACGAGGTGTTGAGCTTGAAGTTCGTCTGGGTCCAGACGTTGACCTGAACACCCGACGGCTGGTTCACCTCAGGCTTGGCCGCCACGGTGATCGGGACGTTCGAGTCCCCACCCGTCGCGGCGATATTCCAGGTACGAAGGTTGTTCGGCAGCCACACGACGGAGTTGTTCCACTCCGGCTTGTCACTGACGCCAGGCTCGATGCAGTGCCCGAACTTGTACCCGTCTGACTGGCCCTCCATGTAGTAGAGGCCCACCTCGTCAGGCGGTGCGATGACCGAGCAGGCACCAACGCCGAACAGCACGCCGGCTCCGAGTAGCGCGATCACCGATCGCTTGAGTCGCTGATTCACTTCTGTCCTTCCGGCCGGCTCTTCAGCCAGCGCTCGACGGCCCGACGGTGCTTGTCACTCAGGAGCGTCACATCATCTCCCAACACCGCAGATGGATGCATCATGGTGGCGAAGATGTTCTCCGCCTCACCAAGAAGATCCTTAAGTTTCTTCTCCTGGGCGGCATTCAGGTCACCCTTCGTCGCCCAGCCGTGTCGGAGTGCATCATCCTTAGCCTGGCGACGGCGGAAGTAGACCACCACAAGTGCGATGATCAGCACCACTACCACGAAGGCTATCGCGCCGATGACACGTCCCAACGTGTCCTCCCCTCATCTCTCGAAATCACTTTAATCACTATATCATGGTTGTGCAAATTTGATCACCAAAAGCGGAACGCCTTTGAGATCCAAAGGTAGAAGATGACGACTCCGACGACAGCCACACACGCACCACCGCATAGGAAGCTGAGGATGACGTCCATCACTGACTCTTGACGTGTGTTAGTACACGCGTGAGCAGGAGGAAGAGATCATTGTCGCGGTTGAGGTTGAACAGCCAAGCCTGTGCCTGCTCGGCGGTGACCTCCGGCGGCAGGCTGAGGACTCCCGTGGCGCGCAATCGCGCGTTGACCGCCTGCATCTCGGCGATCGGGATCGTGTCCAGCAGCGTCATCACGGCCGAGAGACGACGCGCCATCTCGGCGTAGAACTGCTGTGCCTGACCGATCGGCCAGTTGGCCGTCAGCGACGTCTCGGAGTTAACCTCCATGAACGGGCCGTTGCCCGGTAGACCACCGTTCGGACCGGTCATACCAGACACCACGTTCCGGCCTTCTGCGACCGCATCCGGCAGGCGACCGGATCGACACAGCGAACGACCTGCTGGCTCTCAACGTGCGCGATCTCCATCTTGGCGTGATCGGAGTCGGTGTCACACGCGTCGCAGTTGGCCTTGGCGCTTTCCGGTGGCTTCTTGGTCGCCATCTTAGGCTCTCGTAGGATTCCCATAGATTGAAATCCTACCACACAACCTAGGCTCAAGACTTAGGCGTAAAGACGACCGGTCCGGTAAGTGTGCCCTCGACGGGCTGCGGTAGTGGCCCCGCGGCGATCATAGCCTTGATCTCGGCGAGCGTGGCCGTGTTGGCGTTCTGCGCGGCCTCGACGCGGTCGAGCAGGTCATTAGCCTCGCGGAACCACGTCTCCCACATGATGAAGGAGTTGGTGCCGCCGGCCGGACCGGGCGTGCCGTCGATCTCGGCGAAGTCAGAACGATGACGGAAGTTAGGAATCCCATCATCGGTCTTCATCATGTCCTTAAAGCCCTCTTTTGTGTAACCCTCAACCTGACCCACGTCATTCTCCCAATCTTCCTTCGACTCCCCGGACCAGACCGATAGGTGTGCCTTGCCGGCCATCGGATCCTGGCAGTACATCCGTGGATATTCGTCATGCACATGCGACTTATGATCGTTGGTCGCCGTCGACTTGGTGTTGGCATACAGATCCAGCCGGACCGCGTTGGCGGACTTTCCATCCCAGCAGTTAACGGCGTTGAAGTACTTACGACGCGGATCTGAGTGGTCGTTGTACACCTTGATGATGCGGTTGTAGTGAGTCACCATGTCGGTCTTGTTCATCGACATGTCGACCGCCGAGGCCTCATCATCATTCGCGGACGGCATCTTCGGCGGCTTGTCTGGTGGTCGCACGATGGAGTAGTTGCCCGATGGGTTGTCCTCAAAGGAGATGTGATAGCCGTCGGGATGGTTGAGGTCACCTACGATGCCCGCGAACACCGTGCTAGAGAACATGTCCTCCCACCGGTGCGCGGTGTCCACCAGCATCTGCGGCGCCTTGGTGGTCATGTTCCCACCTTCTCCGTCGTACCATCCCAAACGAACTCACCGTCAGGTCCGACCGGTCGATGTAGACCGCAACCCGCGCAGTACGTGGCGCCGTAAAACGCCGGATCACGTGCGTACGTCTCGGCTAGCGCGATACCCATCGTCGTCCGGATGCCACAGGTCGTGTGTACGTATGATCGCCGTACCGGTCGAACAAACCCGCGCGCTCGCTCGTCCTCAGAGAGCACCAGGTAGACCTCGGCCTGCGGCTGCGGTGGTCCATCGATCGGATCAGCGCCGTGTGTAAGACGTGGATCGCGCGGGTCATCAGTCAGTGTCATTGTGTCTGCTCACCTGCCCCGTACGCGATGACGTCGTATGTGTTGCTCTCGGCCGCCGCGTGTGATCGTACTGTGTCCCAGATGAAGGGTGAACCGTCACGCATTACCCAGCGGGGATCATCAACTTGGCTACGATCATAGAGCCAAGCGAGTCCCGTAGGTTTTTCCACCAACAGGAACCCGTCAGGGAACCGCGAGATCACTCGTTGACCTTCCAGCGGTCCACCCAGGCAAGCGTAGTCGTACGTAGGACGTTCCACCGGATCAGGCGTCGTCATAGTGTTACGGTACAACACAAAGGGCCACCCCCGCATGGGATGGCCCTTGGTGACGTTGAGGATCAGCGGGGGCTGTGGCTGGCGTACAGGAAGCCGAGCATCGCGAGTACGACGACAAGCAGCACAAACCCTACGATGAATCTTTGAAACCCATCCATGATCTCTCCTATCGCTCGATTGATAGGATCATTATATCACACAAAACGCCGCCCCTGCGGTGGGACATCAACGAAGGTGAGACGACCTGGGGAGGAACGGATCAACACCGGCGAAGAGGTACGCAGGGGCGGCGAGTCTATGTAGTTGTCTCCGTATGAGCCGACTCTAGCAGGCTAGAGTAGGCCCTCAGCACGTCGCAACTTGGCGATGTTGAGGTCTGACATGCGTTCACGCGGGTACATGAGTAAGTCGTGAAGCATGACGACGTAGCCGGCGTAGCGAACGCGCTCGACCGGATCCTCACGGGCCTCATAAGCCCGCGCCTCGAGGTCCGCGATCACCTGCGCGAAGCTAGGACCCATTCTTCGGACCCGGCATCTTCGCTTGCACCTTGGGAACGCTCGCCTTCTCCAGTGCAGCTTTGTCCAGCTTCAGCTGCTTGAGTTCGGCATCCTGGGTTCCCATGAGCCCGTTGGCCTCGTCGAGCAACGCCTGTAGGTGGGCGACCTCATCCTCGGTGAGGAGTAGCTGGTTGAGCAGGCGGATCGCGTTGTCGACGGCGCCGCCCTCCTTGATGCGATCGGGTGCCCGGTCTTGGAACCACGCGGCCAGGTAGTCGATCTGCTTGCCCGCCTCATAGGCCTTGTCCAGCGCCTCCTCACGGTCCTGGTCGGCACGCGTGACGTTGCGCTGCATCGTGGCGAGGCGCTCCTCGAGACGCGCGACCTTAGCCTTGAGGTTTTCGAGCGTGATCAGATCACCTCTGAGCAGCTCGACCTCCTCCTGAAGTCGGTTGATCTCTGCTTGCTTGCGGCCCAACATGGGTCAGCTCCTTAAAGGGTGTGTTGGTCGTCTTAACGTCACTTAGCGGATACCACAACCACGAGCAGCCGCGTTGTGTGCAGATCATAGCAGGCTGCCCGCTGACGACGGTGGATATCCACCTATGCCTGTGTCTCACTCTCGCGCTCTCGTACCTTCTCGATGTGACCAATGATCGCCGCCTCGAGGTCCTGCAGCGTTGTGGTGCCACCGTCGACCTCAACCACGTCGTCATTGACCGTCTCGAGACGCATGATCTCGGAGTTCTCAGCATCGAGAGGACAATCTTCGTCACCACAGTAGATGATGATCGGTTCATCAGATCCGTACTGTGATATGAAAAGTGGCCACGTCCGCGCGGTCATCACCAGCCGCTGCTCCTCGGGCGCCAGCTCACTAATGACGTCCTTGACCAGCTGTGAAAAGTCGACGTCCATCGCCTGTGCCATTCGCTTGATGACGCGCAACATGCCGGCGGCGACTGACAGATGGGTGTTGGCGAACGTCTCGTTCACGTTCTCATGAACCGTAACGTCCGCGTTCGACGTCTGGACCGTCATACTGATGTGCATGATCACTCCATGTCTTGGAACGTGTTCGGTGCCAGCTCCTTAAGCTGACGCAAGATCTCAGCGGCGAGTGCGCGGATCTCCCCGTCGGCGAACTGGGTGTTCCGCTTCGCGATGACGTCGCGCCAGGCACGCATGTTGCCCGTCACCAGGATCTTGGTCTCCGTCATGTTAGGCAACACGGCGCGTGCCGTCTGGCGCGCCACCTTACGCGCCATGCCCATCGACTCCAGCGCCCGGACGATCGTGGCGTAATGGCTCTGCGCCTCCGTCATGAGCTGAACCAGGTTTTCCTGCAGCTCCGTCCGCGACTGACCGCCGTGAAGCGCCGGCGGCACGATCAGCTTGGCCTTGGACTCGTCGACGTACCGCTGTGAGACTTGCGAGAACGACAGGTGACGGTGCCTGACCAACTCGTGCGTCAGGCTCCGCGAGATCCCGTCGAGGTAGAACGTCGCCGAGGCGTGTTCCAACACCGA